TTTACCGGTAGAAGGATTAAGCTTTTTCATGAGCGACACTGCAAACTCGCACATTTTCTTATTGAAATGCCAACCGAAGTTAGACAAGTAAGCTTCCATTTCTTCCGGTCTTCTATCTCTTATATCCAAAGGTTCTCTCCTCATGATTCAATAAAGTTATAGGGAGTAGAAATGATCCACCCCCTAATTAAACATTAACGATAACGGGAATAGCGTCCTGTACCACGTACGCCGCGTCTTTCGCCATAGCCGCCACGACCGGAACCGCCACCATAATCACCACGTTCACCCATCTCGTCATAGCGGTCGTCGTCATCGTCATAATAACGTTCACGTCTTCCCATGCTTTCACCACCGGATAATTCTTCGATGCATTGCATCAGCTTACCACCGTATTTAAGCATCTTTTCAGCGTAGTCGGACATTTTCTCGACCTTGCTCTCGGAAATCTCAATCATCATCATACTATTGTTTTTTAGAATTGTTACTACCAGATGTCTTTTCAGAAGACTTGAAGAAATCAGCCATCATAGCCTTCAATTCGCTAAGTTCTTGCCGAAGCGCTTTATTTTCCGCTTCCTGACGCTGGCGTTCTGCAAATTCAGGATTAAGGACCTGAAGCATCTTGTCGCATGACTCTATGACGGAACGATGATGATCAACACTGCCCAATATCTCCGAAGAGCGGTTGCGCATGGCGGCAACTTCCGCATTCATCGATTCCCTTGAGCCGGATATTACCATATTCCCACCTCCGGGAAAGTTTGCATCAGCAATGTCAGACATTGCCGGTATCTTTTGGAAAGTCACCGTCTGCTCCCCGACCTTGATTGTTATATCAACCACCATTCTCGGGGGCTGCCCATAGGGAAGAGGTTGTTGCATAAACTCCGGCACAGGATTGGAAACCCCGGCTACAGATCCTACTTCTATATATGGAGTACCGTCCCTATGAAGGACAAAGAACTCGCTGTTTGTTCTTAAATTCTGAAAAGGCATAATTAATTAACTCTTTAAGGAGCGGGATTGCTCCCGCCCATTGTTGTTTTTAAACTACTCCGGTCATAATCTGCAACGTGTTGGTAGCACGGTCAAACCAGAACTCATACACACCAGTACCGGGAATGTCTGCCGCAGTCAGAGCTTCTCCATTATATTTAGTGACCGCCTGGGTAGCTCCATTGGTCTCAAACAGAACAGGAAGCGTGCCGGTTGTTCCGGTAGGTACCGCTTGGGCAATGTCGATGTATATTGTCCCTCTATACCATGCGTTAACAAAGGCGTGGTTGGGAAAGGAAAACACCACATTAGCAGTATTGACCGTTACTCCCGAGGTTGATATAGCCGCAGAACCCCTACGGTTTACAAATTGGAAAGGATATACTGCCATAATAGCCTCCTTCCTCTATTAACCCCAAAAGCCATTACCGGCAGCGTAAGGATTGAAACCACCATACAAGCCGTATTGGTATGCTACACAGTTGGGAACTGCCGCAATAGGACTGTAAGGAACAGTAACAGTCTCTGGTTGTTTACACTCGATTTTTGCCAGGCGCGAACTGAGATCACCTAAAGCAGCACCCAGAGGAGCTGTTGCCTGACCAATCATTTGCCCGAATGTCGATGTTTGATGTTCCTGTGATAACTGAGTTTGCAAAGCTGATTTAGCCTCACGAAGCGCATCGATCTTGTCCAGTAAGGCCTGATTCTGCATTGCATCCAGTTTCCCCAAAATAGCATTTGTATTTGCGGTTGCTCCGTCACGTAATGACAGGGTGTTCTGGTTGGCCGTGTTCACCAAGGTATTAGTCTGGTTGCAGATAGCCAACTGACTTTCATAGCCTTGCGTAGTAATAGCATTCTGCGTCTTGCAGCAACAGTCTGCGATTGCTTGTGCTATTTGACAGTTACCAGCTTGCACGGAGTTGATAATCTGCTGTGAAGACATCCCGATTTGGTTGCCTACTCCCTGAATCTGCGTCATGACGCTGTTGATAGACTGTTGAATTTGCCCTACAGAGCAATTCAAATTGGTAGCCAGCGTATTGATAGCCTGACCATTTCCCTGGATAGCACTCATAAGCAACTCCCTTCCTGCATCGTTGTTGATAAGATTAGGGATTCCGCCTGCGTTGTTGCCGCCGCCATTGTTTCCCCATCCATTTCCATTGTTTCCCCATCCCATAAGGAAAAACAAAAAAATCACCCATATAAACCATGATCCTTCCCCACCGAAGCCGCTATTGTTGTTCTTGCCATTCATAGCTACCAACAAGTTCGGATCAATTCCTTTCTGCTGCAATAGAGGAGCCAGCATGGCCATCATTCCACTACCGCCACCGTTCCCGCCTGACTCCGGGAAAACGTAAGTCTTTGTTTCACTCATATTGATATACAATTATAACACGGTCAATATTAACCGCATCACAAAAGTATATAATAGAAATACGGTAAATCAGAGCTCATTTTCAAGCGATTTGCGAATATTTTGCAGATATATTGCAATCATTTTGTTTGCCAGTTTACGGCTTTCAAAAGTAGATATAAGATAACGGATACTAGCGGATGTCTTGTGAAGCAAAGTCGCTATTTGTTCAGGGTATAGCCCGTATTATGTGAGGAAGAATACTACAATAGAACGGGCGTCAACAACTTCAGTAACTTTACTTGATGAAAGGATCAATTCAGTAGAAACTTCAGTTTCTTTTCCAACAATATTTAGAATCTCGGCAAAAATCTCTGACTTACACATAGTAATTTAATTTTTTATTGTACTTTTGCCTTTGCCAATCGTACTCAGTACCAAATAAACAAAAGCATATATAGGAATGTTAAGGATATTATACCCCCGACACTACCTATGTATGCTTTTGGTATGCTAAAAAGTTCGATTGGCGTCAACTTTCAGTGTTGGGGGTTCTTTTTTTTACTCTATCCCCCAAAAGAGTTACATTTGTTATGATAACCGGCCTTCTACTTTACCGGATAACTTAGTGCTTAATAATCAATTAATGTCTCATTTTGTCCTCCTTTCTTAATAAACCTTTTTCCAATGGAAATTGTTATATAAATACAACTTAAACTTTTCATACCGGAAACGGTCTGTGAAGATAGTGCCGGTATTACCACATAAATAAATTATAACTTACTCCACCACCGACATACAATCCACCGGGATAGCCGTATCCAAATTGCAGGCCAAAACCCCATCGTTTTTGCTTCGGTTTAAGAGTGATGATTTCCTTTTCTCCGTAGATTTCCATAAAATCAAGACTGGGCTTATAACCGCTAACTATTGCCCGGTAATTATCAGTCTTATACTCCTTGCTTGTGATCGGGATAAGCACCGGGACCGAGTCGCCTTCTACGGTTCTGTCGGTAGTGGTATCTACTATTATCGGTAAATACACCGTATCGGTACGCTTTAAGGTCTCCTTTACCGGCATAAGCACGATATCAACTATAGTGTCCCTTACTCTTATCGTATCGCCTTTTACATAGACAGTCGAAGGATCGTGTGGATTACAACGCATCCACACAATCACGCATACAAGCAGGCAGACTAATATCCAAGGGAGAGATTTCATATGATACTTTCATTTGATGACCACTCCGGACCGGACAATAAAGAATTCAGCTCTTCGCCTTCGTAGGTAGGATAAGGATAAATCGGATTTTCCGTTTTTTCTTTTTCGTCCAGTAATGGCAAAGTCATAATAGACGGGAAAAGAGCTTCGTAATGAACTATCTTCATGACTACCTGAGTACCGTCAACGCTCTTTCGTGGGGTCAGGTGCAGTTCGTCGAGTACCTCTTGCGGTATCTCGTTCAGTTTCGCTGTGGGGAATGTAATGTATTTCATAATTGCTTACTGTTTAATTACTTATCAGACTATTATATTTGCTCCCAAGTAACACTCCCATCCTCATTGAAAATAAGTTTCTTGTTTCCAAGTAATATAACCTCTGTCTGTGCCGTCGAACCAAGAATCATCTGACTGTCTTTTGACGCCTTAATATTATTGCCAAGAAGGATTACATTATTTAATTGATTAACACTACTACCTCCACCATTAGCACCTACCATGATGTTATTGCTGCCTTTACAATATCTACCAGCTTTATAGCCTATATAAGTATTTTTTTGATTACCATAATACCCTGCCTCATATCCGACAACCGTACACCCTTCTGTCTTTACTTCACTATCTACTAGATTTTTACCTGCATTACGACCAATAACTACACATTGAGAAGAACCTGCACCTGAATAAAAACCTAATGCATCACTTCCAATGCCAACAGATTCCTGATGTTCAATTCCTCCTAATGCCGATCTCCCAATTGCGACATTATTATTACACTCTTTTCTGGATGGATAAAGAGTGTCTGCACCTATTGCAACATTATCCTTACCACTCGGTATATATGCAGTAGAATAGGTACCAATTGCAATATTATGAGAGCCGGAAATAAGTTCAGAAAGTGACATTGTTCCTATGCCAATACATCTCGTTGAGTTTTCAGATTTCCCAAGCGTTTTATAGCCTAATGAAACATTCCACCAATTTGATATATCATTATCCCCTATATTAATATATATATTTTGCCGACCGTAAGATATGAGTTGGCTGGCGGATGACTTATCAACCACTTCATATAACTCAACTTCTAAAGTTGACGCATATTTAGCTGATGGGAACACCTTCAAAGAACCACCATCGCTAATCATTCCAATATAGGCTATCAGTTTACCATTATACGTATCTATCGGTGTCTTATCTCCGATACCTACCATAATGGAATTTCCAGAACCTTCTATACCTTTTGTTAATTTGGCAAGATATTTTTTCCCTTTGCTAGTAGTAAGTGTAAAAGCAAGGGCATTATCGTATCCGCTTGCATGGGTATATATACCATTTTCATAGCTCCATCCTTCGGATAATTCTGCTGGCTGTGTAATCAGATTATCTCCGCATGGAATCTTATCTGCTAATAGAAACTTTGCTGTATCATCAAAGTTTCCATCAATCGCAGCAGCTAAAGTGCCCCATGATTTTTCAGAGTCTTTTGCTATATCAAATATCTTTTCCATATTATTCGTTTTTAATTAATGTTTCATTTGAAATTAAAGTATCGTTACCTAACATTGTCAAGTAGCTGGAGATAACTATGCTGATCTTCTGAGGAGATTTGGTGACCTTTCCGGTTATCTCGTAGGTTTCATTGTCTCTAGAGATGGATATGTCGCTGATGGCGTTAGATGATACGCCTATTAGCTTATCAGAAGCATTTGACAAGGTTATGGTGATAGTTACCGTGCTGCTTTCGGTTACATACACTCCCGGATTAACTGAGTAGGAGATCGAGGAGTAAGGGATGTTACTCTTTACAATCGGTCTGAACTCGATCATATCCGGATACAGAGTGCCTGCCTTGTACTTTCTCAGTTGTCTCTCCAACAGGAACTCAGAGAGGCTGTAGGGGAAGAGCATGAGAGACCAAAGAGCGAGATTGGAGAATCTGGTATCGCCATCTCTAACTGTTCCTATCCACATAGTATCACCGTCAACGCCTGTACCTGCTTGGATAGGATTACCATTATAACTATATCTAGTTTGGTAAGTAAATGATTCTTCGTTCAGCTTATCATCACTTGCCAATGCATTAAATGTACCAAAATTCCAAGTACCACAACGAGCAGGATTTAGACTTAATGTTTGTTCTAAAATAAAAGCACCTTGATTAGCTTTAGATTTAGAAACGATAGAGCCAGTTTCGACACTTGTTGCAGAATCACCATATAACCATTTACGAAGAGCCACTACCGTATAGTCCTTCAAAACAGGGAGACCGGTTACCTCGCCGAAGTCGTTAATTCCGTCGAGACAGAGAGCGTGTTCGATGGTGGGGAGGACGTCTATAGTGATATCACAATCAAAACTCGATACTCCTTCCTGAATTGGAGTAATTCTAAATCCTATCCACGTGCTATTAGGCAAAATATCTGTTGGAATAAATGACTTAGGTATTTTATGAACTCCGTTTTCTAAAGTTAAAATAGTAATGTTAGCAGCATTTTCTTCGCTAAGGTAACAATATTGCAATTTACTTTCTCCTTCAAGTCCTATTACTTCAATATCAAAAGAAGGTATTTCTTTAATATTTAATAGTTCATTATTTCGTTTTACATAACTAAATATAAGACCATTAGAATTTAATACCTTGGTAATATGTAATTTATTACCATTTATATTACTAGTAAAATTATATGTTGCATAGGTCTCCCAAGTCTTATTAGCACCAAACACAACAGGATAACTATTGATACCACTCTCTCCTTCCCAACCGATATTGTTCAATTGGATGTTGTGACCACCTACAAAGTCAATCAACTGATCGTTAAACTCAGCGTGGTTATCGTTGGTGATACCTTGCTTCTTGATGTTATAGTACAATTGAGGCTTGATAATCTGTCCCGGACGGTCAAGATTGAAGTAGGCGATGATCTGATTGATTTCGTCTGTAGTCAGGACTTTGTTGGCGATGAATCCTCCTGCGTAGGCAATCTGAGTTACCTCTTTGATACTCAGATCGCTATACCTAAAACCGTTTACCGTAAATTCATCTATACAATTTACATTGATTCCATCTGTAATAGCATAATCTTTTTCATCTCCAAGAATGCCAATAACTGTCTTTCTTCTATCAGGTATGTTGTAAGTATATCCATATATACCGGTTTTATTTGTTTCTGATGCGCTGAAAGAATTACGAGCATAGACACCCTTGCCGCCCAAATCCCCAATAAAATTATTACTGACAGTAGCAATTCCACTATTTGCATTTATATAATGTATAATACTAATAACAGTAAACTCATTGCTTCCCTCTAGCATCTCAGAGACAGGCTTGACAGATACAATTATGTCGTCTACTCCGTCTGTACATAGCCAGCCTTCGAAGTCGGTTCCCGGCAATCCATATCCACTGCCCTCCGCAAATCCGAAGTTCAGCAGGCGCATGTCGTTCCCGTTGCCGGACAAGTCCTTCAAAACAGCCCGGTCAGGGTCGTCGTTTGTCTTGCCCCAGGTGGATATAGCCATCTTGACGTGGCTGAGTAGTTCGGGGTCGATGTAGGGACGACCGGAGCCCGAAGAAGCTCCCGGAACTCCTAAGCGTATCGCATTCATGCGAATAGGATCAAGCCCTATCGCATCAAGCTTAATTGGATTTAATCCTATTGCGTTCATTACTCTTCTGATTCAAAAATAGAAGCCTTTACCGGTTCCGTTTCACATTCGATTTTGAGATATTGCCCAGGGATGCAACCAACAACCGGACGAGCGAATTTCTGATCGTAATTTCTACTCTCTGCAACAGAGAAGTTTTCTCCGTCATAGCTTATATACACCCAAAGCTTACCGCCTTTTTCAAATGTAATCTGCAATCCTACTTCCGCAGAATTTACCTGAACGGCATCGCTTACATAGTTCTTCGCACCCTTCGTAAAGGTTATAGCTGTTTCTTTCATGATTATTCCTCCTATTTTTTTGCTGTTATCACTGTATTTCGTAAGAAATTCGGATACTCTGCCCGCACATCAAAACAAGGACACGCCTTGATAAATTCCGCCGGTTCCACTTCACCCGATCCATCCAGATCAGGTGAAGTATCCCGATGACCGAGCAGCTCGATGATAGGATACTCTTTACAGAGCTTCGCTATCAATTCGCGCAATGCTGTTTTTTGCTCGACAGTACGAGTATCGGCCGGTCTTCCACTCGCGTCCAGACCACCGATGTAGCAGATACCGATACTGTGTTTATTATAACTAATACCGGAAAAACCTTTCGTGTTACAATGTGCCCCGTCAATGGATAATGACCGACCGTTTTCTACGGTACCATCTAAATCAATTACAAAGTTATAGCCAATTTGATTAAAGCCACGCGCCCGGTGCATCCGGTCAATATCCTTAGCTCGCAAGTCTTGCCCGGCTTTTGTAGCCGAGCAGTGGATAATTATTGAGTCTATATCTTCTCTTTTCATATACTTTCCTCCTATAAAATTAAAATCAATACTAATACCTGAATAGCCTGACCGATAAGACCTCCAATCAATGTTGCAGCAATATCAAGCCAGTCCCATTTGCCACCCCATTGTTTATCCTTGAATTCCATTCCAGCCGCCAATCCTGCGACAAACAAGATGGTAAGCAGTGCACCTGCCGGGATAGCGTAAAGCAGGTGCTTAGGACGGTTACTTTCTTTGATCCAACTCATGATTTTCTTCTTGAATTATGTCTCTCACATCTTCTTTGTCAACCTTGAACACCTTCTTTCCAAAGACTCCCAAAGCTCCAATTACATTTATATTGACCCCCTTTGGTTTCAATATATTGCCGACAATCGAACACCCTTCGATGAAGCATACCAATAAGCAAGAATACACATCAATAGGATATTCGCTATGACTTGCCACAGTGATCATGCAGACCATGCAGACAAAAGCAAAATAAGTAACCATCTTTCCCATAGTAGCGCGAATTGCACGAGAGAATCTGACTTTTTCACCCATTAGCATACTTTTTCTGACACCGAAGAGAAGATCACAAAGGATTACCGCGCATGATACAATCAGCCACGGAATCATATTCTGCAATGACTCGGAAACAAATGCGGTAGCGATTGCCGCAAATCCGCCTGTAGTTGTATGTACTATAGCTTCCTTCATAGCAAACAAGTCAAGTAAACGGTTAGCAATGAAATTAACTCAATCCAGAACATCGATTTGCATGCCGTCAGGTCCCATATAAGGTTTCCGGACCAATTCTTGACTACAAACGTTATCGCGTAGATCAGAAATGCAGCCCATAGCAGCAGCCAGTACCACGAATTGCATCCTACCCATATCTGGGAGAATACAAGCGACATCACCGCGCCGGCTATATGAGCTTTCTTGTGCGCTCCTCTAAAATTCGGGGATACTCCCAACACGATCATTCCGACTACAGAAAGAAAGATTAAAAACTGGCTATTTTCTGTACTTGCATCCAATGCGGCCGGAAGCAACAGCAAAGACGGGAGAATCATGCATATACCGAACCAACACCTGTTACTCAGAATGTAATAGGTATCGGAAATAGAATAAGGGATATCCTTTGTCTTGTAAATCATCACACCAACATAAGATGCGAAAACCAATAATGATAGTAGTGTCAAAATCATAGTTTTATCTGTTTATAATGAAAACTCTAGTTTATTCGGATAACCGGTCTTGTAGTTGTAAGACTCGACTTCCTCTCCCGTCTGCAATCCCCGAACTACAGCAATATGCTGCTGCGTCACATTATAGCAATCAAGAGCGTATAACTCTAATGAGTTCAGCATAAGGAGAGCACTTGAAACAGGTATCGTATACTTTACCGCATCAAACCATAAAACGGTATCCAGTCTTCCGGCCTGCTTCTCAATATTGATTGAGTTAACAAGACCTACGCGGTCCTCTTTGGTAAGCCACATTCTCTTTCCTGAGAGAGTGAATGAATTCACAGCGTCTGACTTGTCATAAGCATTAATATCCGCTATCTTCATCTCTTTTAGTTCATCAAGGGTATACTCATGATCAACCAATACGGGATAACCGCTTTCGTTCTCCTTTATTTCCTTTCCGGATGACTGACCGTCCAGCAGCTCCTGCCAGTATTCTTCCGTTATCTCTACTGAACCTTCTTGTGGCTCATCGTAGAATCCTTGTTTCCAATATTTTGCCATAATATTATTTATTTCCAACGCCCGACGGCTATCCAATAAAAGGGATTAGTTCCCGTGCCAGTACCATTACTATCCCCAACGGCATATCTACTACGTATTCTAAAAAGGTTTGTACCTACCGATATTATAAAACCAGTAACAACATTCATACCGCCGCCCGGTTCGTAGTAGGTAATCACAGGAACATAACTGGTATTATAAAATGATAGTGGTAAATACACATAGGTGTCGTTGCTTGAGCTTGACTTGTATCCCCACTGAATCAATAAACCATTATTAAACTTAGCATATCCGTTCATGCCCAAGGATAGAGTCATAGCGTTAGACAAGTCTGCCTTTGCCAAGTTGGGAATCATGTTCAGCAATTCTACAACTCTATCTCCTGTAAATCCGCTATTATAATCACTCATGCAAACTCTTTTTTAATCACATTAAACGTACTTCCACCCGACAGCAAGAAACGTCCTTCAGCAACAGCAAACGCCTGCCTCTTGCCTATCTGGGAGATGGTAGTGGAGACAGATGCCTGTACTCCACTATTAGTTGTCCTAAACACAACAGTCTGCTCCCTGTCGAGTCCTTCGTTGGCAACATCGCTTGATGCGCTTGCGCCCCAATTAGGACCAGGAGTGATAACGATGTTGCCTTCTCCTTCTTTCCAAGGAATCTGCATGCTCATTATGCGGCAGTCCAAGAAGTGTTAGACGTAACATTGACGGATACAGCAGATCCACTCTGAGGAATAGTAATTTCCATCGGAGAAACAGACAATGTAGCATCACCGGCAGCCTGTTTGATAGCAATCTGAGCAGCCTGTCCGCCATTGGCCGTCACCTTTAAGGTTCTAACGACCTCTCCGATAGTATCGTTTTTAGGAAACTCCAATTCGATAGAGAAAGGAAATTCCGCAGTAGCCCCCGGGTCACCGGTAATAGTAGCCGCATTGTTAGTCTGAGTTCCATTCGCGCTATACTTTGCAGGCAAGATAACATCTGTTACGCTTCCCGCCCACGCAAACGTCAATTTCGAAGAGTTTGTTTTACCCTCGACGGTCACTGTTCCTGCTGTTTTAGGAGCAGACATCTCAGAACCATTATCAAAGGAAGCAAACTCAGACTTCGGCGACTGAGTTACCTTATAGGCCGAAGGAGTGGATACACCAACACCGGTCACCGTTACTGTCCCTGTACGAGCAGTACGCCCAGTGTGAGCGTCTGCGCTATTTGCAATTGTCCCGTTACCAGATCCGGTAGACGGATTTAACTTTAACCAACTAGGTTTTGCCATAATACAAAATTTAAATAAAACAATTCAATTAACTATATCATTCTTCCTGCACAGCATGCCATACCACATTGGACAACACATCGACGTTATCCTCGAAGTTATTCGAAGGTATCAGCCATATGTAATCAGGGTCAACTTTTAGATAAGCCTGTTTACCAACATCACAGACAACCCCTATCGACACCTTCATGCCCGTTGCCGAAGCGGAAACCTTCATCTCATCAGCTTTGGCCGATACATTTCCAATGCCCTTGATAGCTTCGATATGTACAGATATGCATCCCATTTTACACTGTCTTTATACCGGTATTCATCTTATCTACCTCTACTCTTGTTCCGCCTTCATAGTCGGAGTCAGGAAGGTAAGCCGTAGTTTCCAGCCAGATTTCCCCCGATCCGATAATCTTAGTGTCAACATAGCAGCTGTAGCTGTTCTCATTAATGCGTACCATCTGAGACTTCTCTATCACCTGTGAGGCGGAGAAGACAAAGAAGCGGCATTGGAAGTCCACATCATCCATCGTCAGTCCTGAAGGGAGGTCGATGGAGATTGCCAACTTGATTATTGTACCTTTTGCTCGCATGCTTCTAATAAGATTTTATTCACCGCCATCTGGACGTATGCCACAAAACAGGTAGAGGTATACTTCTTCACAGATTTCACCTGCTCCGGAGATAATTCTACTTCGCCATTTTTATAGATGTTCTGAGCCAACTCCAGTTCACCCAAGTCAGCCGTTTTTTGATACATCGCATTACCAAGCGCCTTGCTGATATCGACAGTACTCTTATTCCCTTCGATATCTGTTACTTCGATTTCTCTAAAGTCTATTCTCATAAGTATGAATTTTATTTTTCAGTTAAACTAACCTCTGTTTCGTCCCATAATCGCTACAAAAAAGTCCGAATCACCATAATTACCGTCCTTATGGAAGGTACGCACATGAAAGCTCCCTGAAGCTATATTTGATAACGAGGCAATTGACCACACCCCATGGACAGCTGTTGCAAAAGGGAAATACTCATTCCCCAGATTATGGTTGATAACATAGTCACCAGCCGCAGAACGACCTACGTAACCGGTAGTGCATCCGTCTCCCCAGGACCTCATGACAAACCCATCGCTACCTCTGATATAGGCCGCCCAAAGCACTCCGGGCGCATTCCAAATATCACCGGCACGCTGATAAAACCTATGATTGCCAGCACTGTCGATAGCGTATCCATATTTGCTTCCCGACCCATTGGAAAGCACTTTCAGAGCATCGCCGCCTCCGTAAGTCGTCACCCATATACCGTTACCCTCGTCATTACGTACAAACATCAACGCCTCGGTTGGATTTATCCGCAGGAACTTGCCTCCGTTTATGTTGAGGTAGATATTAGCATTACTTTGCCCTGAAATAGCTAGCCCTGTACTTGTTATATTCCATTCTCCTATTTTCCCGCTATCAGCCTCAATTGTTCCTTTAAATTTATATTGTTGATTTATCGGATCGAGTTCAAAGACAACTTCATCTTTTACCAAAGCGAAAATTCCTGTGCGTTTTTCTCCGTCAATGGTGATACAATCCCTGCCTAACGCAATACCGGTCAGTTTCCCACCACTATCCTTTGTACCGGAAAACATCTTCGGAGATACGATATATTCGCCATCTATCAGTGTCTTATTATTATTCCATTGTTCCACCCAAGGAAGCAGATTCGCATCTTTTCCATCCTCTCCCGGTTCGCCGTCCTTCCCGTAATGACCAAAGAGACGATAGTTCTTATATTCTCCCCACTTTCCATCCTGTAGAGTACGTTCACAAGTATACTCATAAGGATAAGTTTCCGATGCTCCACGAGGATTATCCACCCACCAGAGCACATCTTCCCAGTATGCTTCATTGGTCGGAGCAATCCCCGAATGCGCCTGAATAGCTACCTTGTATACATTATTGTATTTTACTATGTTACCTGCCGAATAGAATTTTGAGCTACTATATTCAGGAGCATCACCAATGTATTCGTTAACGTATTCGTTTGATGTCGGGAGGTCAATAACATTACGCTTAGACTTTGCAAGCAGGTAAACCTGCTCCTCGGTCTTGGAGTCCGTTGGGAATATGACAGGTTCGCTCCAGGAAGGAGTTGTTTTACCATCAATCACTGCGGTGGAATACCAACAGGTAGTAGGATCGAGCATACGGAACTTGACTCTGTCCTCGTTACTGCTTGTGCTGCCGTCTTTCGTATATACAATCTCAACAAAGTGACTGCCGGCTGTAGGCACTGCAATATCCACCACCGCATTGGTTACTCCACTTCCCTCCCAGGCATGTTCGTTGTCCATGCGATAGGACGTATCAAGGGCTTCTACGATACCCTTGTCGTAGTTCTGCTCGGATGATACATCAATCTCTATATGTATCATCTGATTAGCTCTTCTTGTCGTAAATGACACCCTTTGCTTGTATGTCGAGGAATGAGATGTAGGAGATGGAGAGACATAGTAATCACCGTCTTTTGTAAAGTTACCCGAATACGAGAAGGTAATATCCTCCCGATCCGGAGAAAGGGACCATCCTGCCGGATTTGTACCGGTAGGCGTAGCAGGCTTTCCGAAAGCATACTTATACCGTAGTTCCGTATATTTTCCCGGCAATCCCTTGAATCGTATAGGATCACCCCATGTGCCGGAAGAAGCGCTTGAAGCGACCTTCTGAGAAATCCAGACAACATCTTTTGTAGCGTTAGTATGCCATCCTCCGCTTGTCCCGCTTCCGGTCGGACGGGATGGCTCATCTTCGCTGTCATGGTATGTAATGAAAACACTCAGGCCATCCGTGCCGTCAGTACCATCTGTTCCGTCCTGACCGTCCGCAACCATCAACTCCCAAGCGGTGCCGTTATAGATATAGACGATACCATTACTGGTATTGCGATAAGCCCAGTTTTTTTGAGGATTGGCAGGAGCGCTTGATAAATCCCCTTTCCACGTAATACTGAGCCCGTCTTTACCATCTTCACCATTTATACCGTCAAGCCCCTTCTTCCCGTCTGAGACAACAGCAATCGTTTCGCGGTCGATCAGTACTACTCCCGATGTTTCATTGTAAAGCCGGAACTGTATCTTATCTGTTATCCCGGAGACGGATATTTGCTTATCCGGAGTATAGCTAGTCGCATTCCCTGAGTCTATAATATAATCCATTGAGTAGCCAACCGGCAGAGAGGATACGACAGTAGAAGCTCCGTCGGTCTTCATTACCCGGCAGGATATATTCGAGACATCACTGTTCCCGTCAGCATCTCTCTTTATGATATTGGTCGATGGCTGAAGCGAGTAAATGACCGCGTTCTGACCATTTGTTCCGTCGGTCCCATTCTCTCCATTCTCCCCCGGCTTCACTTTGTTTATCGATAAATGCAGGGTACGTTCATATTGAGAACCTTTGTATGTTACCAGTCCCGTTATGGGTATACGAATTACATCAGCCACCGTAGCAGTAATAGCTGTAACCTTAACTATCCCCGTGCTACGATCAGCCGTTGCTGTCACGCCTGTAATGCTACCTACAGAAAGAGAATCAAGAGGAAGCTCGGTTGTTCCGTAGAACATAGAGAATGTTGTTGTGATGGGCAAACCGAATACCACTGTCCCGTCCAGAGAGCAAGCTACAGACTGCATTTCATCGTCAAGATCAGCAGAAATACTTCCTTCGCCGTCAAGACCATTCTTTCCATCCTCAGTCATCACATACCATGCGCCATCCTGGTATACGTAGCATTTCTTGTCGGTAGTATTACGATACCAGTATCCGTTCTGAGGATTTGCCGGAGCAGAAGAGAATTCCCCCATAAAAATGAGGCTTGTACCGTCTTTACCGTCAGTACCCGGTTTGCCATCCGTACCGGGCTGTCCATCTTTACCCGGTTCGCCCTTTAGATTCTCCTTTGCTTCCTCGTCCAGATTATCCCACGTTAGAACCACTCCCTTCATGGAGCACACATATTTTTTTTTCGATGCGTCCCAATACCACGAAATGGCACCTCCGGCTATGTGACCTGATCTATCTGTAGCAAATCGGGCTGATCCGTCTCCAAACTCAGCAGTACCGTCCGGATAGATACAGTAAACGACATGCCCTTTAGAGTCTGTACCTTTGATCATACCATTTTCGCAATAGAAACCCTTAAGCCCGTCTGTTCCGGGAATATCACCGCCCATACGGATTTTCGTACAACCGGCAAAACTCTTGCTGTTGATACCAAACAGAATATCGATTGCAGGCTGTCCACCTTCATCGGCATGCAGATAGATCGCACTCTGACGATTTACATCCTTCGAGTTACCGAACTGGACAATCTCATCACTGACAGCCGGAGTAGTCATGCCCGACAATGCCGGATCAACAGCCTCCATGCCGTCTGTGTAACCTACACCGCCGGTGAACTCACTGACAGGTATGACGATTGTATCAACACCGTCAATCTTGCGTATTTCGGATATCTCGACCCAATAGCCTTTAAGGGTACCATTCGTCCAATCCTGGCACCGGATGAAATCGTGTGCGACAAAAGACATCTCATCCTCGATGGTGACCAGCCAGTTTTGTCCGGACTCATCCAGCGTGGCAGTCTTTATACGGCCGCATGCCTGAGTGATACCCAGTGCACCCTTCACCGCGCGGATCTTCTGAATAAGAAGCTCAAAAACGACCATTGTCTCGCGAACAACAAGACTGTCTATCTCCAGCTTCCATTTGCCCTTGATATACTCCCACAGCTTCCATCCATGACCGGCAAATCCGGACACGAAGTCTTCGACGTATTCCTTTACGCCGTTCGACAACTTACGTCCTGTCGCTTTCACAGAACAAAGAAATCCGTAGAACTTACCGTTACTTAGTATTGCCATATTATTCTAATTCTTCAATCAATGAATCTTCAACTTCTTCTATCAATTCTCCGCCACGAACTACAAGGCCACCGTTAGCTGCAGAAAATCCTTCCGACACAAATCCCTTACCGAAAGTTATCAATCCTTCTGCTTTGTCATCTTCAATGCTGCTAAGGGAGCGACGTTCAATCTCATCAATAATTCTTTTTGCCGAAAATGTATTGCGATCCGTAGGAACAGTCTTGTCATTCAAACCAATGAGATATATACTCGTTCCTCCACTTCCTGACACAGAACCGGTATATGCCTGTCCCTTGTATGTAAGAGAATCAAGTTTGCTCTCTATCTCGCCTATACGCGAATATGAGGCAGTCTCTCCAACCGTATAAATTGGATGATCGTAAGGAATATCCAGCGGCCACTCAAAACCAATTATTCTGGATTGTCTGCTTTTAGGAAAGAAAGCCTTATTGATCAAGTTTACTTTGTCTCCCACCTCATAGGTGATAACATTCCCATTATTATAGATGAACTCAGGGTCCATATCACAGTCGTAGGTGGAAGGATCAATCATAGACTTCTTTACATAGTCTTTTGCCTTTTTCAATAACTCATCTTCGGCCTCCGGAATCAATTCTTCTGAGACATAAGCCGTATCAAAACCATAAAGAACATATGTGTCAGAATCAGCAGGAAACAAAATGTCATCAGGAAGGTAACGGCCGTAATCCTCATTACGCACAATTTCGAAAGTGGCACCGGAATCATCACTCTCCTGCAGAAGTAACTCAAAGTCCAGGCCGGCGAGTTTGCCCGTCTGAAAGGTCAAGCGGAAACTTTCTCCGTCCAGCCGGAAGTCATTTGTAAAATTCTTCAACCCTGCATCCTTGAACGTATAGATACGATACTTGTCTCCGGTTGGATTGTCGTCCTCGTCAAGTTCATCTTCCTCCCGGTATGTTACATTTGATAATGTGCCGACATATTTGGGATGTTCATCTTCAAAGATGACAATTCCCTCTACAGCTTCTTCCTGCGACATCTCCACATTATTATTGTCATCATAATGAGTTTCACCAATGTATATACGTTCTCCTATAGGACTATAACGGTAAGCATCCACATAAGGAACTTCCTCCGGGAGCATAAGACGTTTCTGGACCACACCATTTAAAGTAAGCTCCTTGTCATCTTTACTAAAGTAGCTGTCAGGCACCTTTCCCTTAATGATGTTGCCAATTGTATATCTATCACCGAGCGAGGCCGTTACTCCGCTAGGTAATTGTATTACGTTAGCGGAATCACCGATTAAATGGTCCGGATTATATACACAGGAGAATGTCTTGCCCGAATTTAGTCCGGAAAGAAAGGTCACTGTAGCATCTGCTGACGATCCTTTGAATAGAGTTATATCATACGAAACATAAGCCGAGAAAGAATCATTCAGAATAGAGGATTCACGGGATGGGACATGTGCGTATATCCTGATCTTTAAATCAGTAGCATTTCCTTCAATCTGCAAAGAAGAAGCGACAGCAAACACAGCAGAGACTTCGTACTGCTGCTCTTGGGATAAGGTAACCGTTTGATTACCTATAGAAACTTCTTTAGTTACACCAGATAATTTATAGACATAAGATGCCCTCAAAACATAATCACCGGCAGGAAGAAAAGAACGTCCTGATCCGATTGAAGGAATAACTGTGGATACATTAATTGATATGCCATCTCCTGATGAAACCTTATAATCCCCTGCAGGTAACGAAGCTACGATATCAGTGTCATGCGTCCATTCTACATAAGAAGCAGTAAAACTGCCACTACCTATACTTTCCTTTACCGAATACTCTTCTTTGTGAACGACGCGACTTGGGAAATACTTTACATCAAGCGGTCTTGCCGTATCGGATATTTCCCTACCGTTTGCCTGCTTGACATCAAAAATAAGATTCTTACGGTAAGTAGAAGGAATGTTTCGCGTTGAACCAAAGGCATAAACACGAGTAGCGAAAACCGTCTGACTATCGCTACATTGCATGGAGCTTACGTTTACATCCTCAGTATCTGTCAAATCTCCGGCCTTGAAATCTACGGGAGAGCTGTATTCGCAACGTCCGAAATGAATTGTCTTATCAGTTATCCACCATTCACACTCCCATGTCTCCGCCATTTGGGTAAGAGCATCAATCAGGTTTACGCTATCATATGAAACGAGCTTGGAGGTGTTTTCAACTGTAGTATCAATCTCATATTTAAAATCCTCTTCTCTATATTTGTATCCGAGTGATTTCAGGTTATCAAGGAAGACTTTAAGATGAACGTCAAGAGTGGCTGTCAGGTTCCAGCTCGCCTCGCGACCGGTACTCTCCGGAGTATAGAAAAACTTCTTGTTTTTCCACTTCCAGTAGTAGGCGTCCAGCCGGAGTTCGTAATCATAACCACCGCTCGTAGAATTATAGGTGGGCTTGTACAAATCTACAAGCTCAAACATGCCAATTTCGTTATCTATACCATCTCCTAGTTGAAAGTAGATAGGATCTGCAAGAGAAAACTTCAAAGTTATATAGTCTTCCTTCATCAGAAGAAAGTGCCGCTTTGATCCTTCGTTGATAGAAGTAGAAAAACGAATGTTGCCGGATATGTCTTTGATGTCTATCATAAGTTTCGTATACCTTCATACGATGTTTGATACAAAAATACAAAAAATGACATTAAAAGTGTCATTCTAATCGTTAATATTTCTATCCATAGGATTAGGTTCTACTATCTTTAATGAAAAGTGGGCGATTCCCCTCATAAACTGAGTAAATTGATTGCATGAAAGATATATTGTGCGATAAACTATATTAGGCTGATATTTAGACCTAATATTTAATACACCAGTAGCCAATTCCTGACAGAAGCTATCATACTTTTCAAAAAACTCATCTTCATTTTTAGCAGTGAGATTAATGGTTAAGGTGAGACTACGCTCATCTACTTTTGGGGTAGCGGCTATTACACGCTTGCCATGTTCTAGTCTTGATTTATTCTCTATAAACTCTTTATTAGGAGGAGGAGTCATCAATGCTGATAAAGAAGATGTATCCATACTGATTCCCCAATTATCATAGGAATCTTTATTGTTTATAAAAAGTTCACCTTTGGGCATATTATATATATTTTACAGTTTAGAATTAGCGAGTAGAGAGTCCTTTAGTATTAATTCTTACTTCGGATATATCAGTCTTTATATCATTTAGCAATTTCGTATATTTGGCAATATCATCTAAATAACTATTTGTTATGACATGCTGGGTTAAAATGTTGTTGAGCACTTCATTTCCAACAGACGATATACTTGTGAGAGAGTTTATCCCCATAACGACAGCTATCATTTGATTCTTGATTTCTTCACCAGCGATCTGAAGGGCTGTGAAACGACCATTCAACTCATCTGCAGAATCTTGCGACATTGTAGCAAATCCTTTCTTGGAAGATTCCTGAGAAGAAGCAGAAGATGTCCACCCAAAAACTTCTGCCATAGCATCACGTTCTGCGATCATCTCTTCAGCCAACGCTTGTTGCGCTTTTCTCAACTCATCCGCTTCTGAAGATGTTAAATCAAAAATACCATCTCCATTGCTGTCAGATTTATTCGCCCAGTCATCATACAAGGCCTCTATCTTATTTCTATACTTATTAGCTATAAGATTAGAAAGTATTGCATTTTTAAGATAATTCTCAAAATCATCTGCAAAATCCTTACTATCCTTATCCATGTCGGATAAAGTAGACACGAAATTGTCATAAAAAGAATCAAAAGAGACACCGGCCATAGTTTCTTTCAGTTGCTCTTTCATATTTTCAATTTCATCGTTGCAGTCGATTATATCCTGCAAATATCCCTTTACATCGTCATCCAATTTAGCCCAGAAAGTAGGAGCATCCTCTTGCAATTTAGATAATTGTTCTGCCGTCAAACTGAACAAACCTGTTAACCTTCCGCCAATGGCATCTGGATCTATCCCTATTGATTGAGCAAATTCATCCCATTGTCTCCACCCCTCATTGCTCATACTTTTACGAATTCTCACTCCAATAGAATGAGAACCTGCAGAAGCACCACTATTTAGCCTTTCTATACCTAGTTCTATATTGCTTTGTAGTTTCTTTCCAATTAGGTCTATGGCTTCCTCTCCTGCTTTACGCGCTTCATCACCATAAGACATATCTATGTATTCTTTTTTCTTATCAATTAACTCATCCCATATTTCATTTAACTTGTTATACTCATCAACCATTTCATTGTAACGAGAATAGTCAGCACCACCAAAACCGAATAATCCGGCAATAGTATTCCCAACGCCTGCCAAAACGCTAACTGCACCTGTGATAGCACTAAAAGGTTTGGTTAAGTCTATTCGTTCCAGCCCACTCATTACCTGCCCTATACCATCCAAAGTCTTACTTATGGCTTCTGGAACCTTTACCCCAAAGTTTTCAAGCATTCCAACAACGTCATTGCCAGCATTTACAACCTCCATACCTTTTTGCCCGATAGAATTTGCCGCTTGAGTTAACTTAGACAAGGCTTGTTGTCTGTTAGATTGAGCAGCGGCCAAGTTATTTTCTGCTTGGGTAAGAGTCAGTAATCTAGTAGTTAATTTTCCGTTCTCATCGGTATATACTTTAGTTATTACCTCTCCTCCCTGAATAACAGTATTTAAATCCTCTTGAGCCTTGATTACCGCAGATGTAGCATTACGATAATTATCTGCACTATTTTTCAGTTCTCCCAAGGGATTACGTACTGTTATTTTTAGATCAATTTCTTTGAAGGCATCTTGCAACGCTTTAAGATCAGTAGGTTTTATATCTTTAGCTGCTTTATTTATAACCTCTTTCAGGTTATCACGCATCTTAACCAGTGCCTCGGTAGACTGAGCATCAAGGTTTCCGAATATGTTTGCAAAATTGATAGATGATTTTAGTTCTTCAAAGCTAACTTCCTTCAGTTTATTTTCTTTCTCTTTTTCCAAGGACTTCTTAGCGCCCTTGGTGGTAGCTTCACTGATTTTAAAGTTATATTCTTCGTTTATGGCAGCTTTTTTTTGTTGAAATGTACCATATTCTTTAAGATATTCATTCCAGTATTTCATTTCTTCCTGATAAGGATAAATATCTTGTCGTAGAATAGTATTATTCAAAATTTTATCAAAAGCGGCCGTATCTACTTTCACTGTAGACGGATCAAACGTTCTCTTCTTATAGTACTTAGTCTGCTTCGCCCGCAAATTTTCCTGTTCATCAAAAGCCTTTCGCTGAAGCTCGATCTCCGTTCGGATATAATCTTCCCGTTGACGTTCTAAGTCTTGTATCTCCTTCTTGTTATCCAATTCACGTTGTGCACGAATCTTGGCTTCTCCCTCTGCCATAGCGTCAATACGAGACTGGGTAAGTTGATTCTCCAGATCTTGTTCCTTGCGCTTCCTTTCGGTTGTTTGCTTGTCTAATAGTTCGGAGATTTTCTTTTGCTGGTCTATGATGGAGTTATAATTATTGATTGTCTTAGAGTCCGAATACTTATCTATTTGTTTTTGCGCTTCTTGTATTTGTTTAGTATATTTATTCCATTCATCGGAATTCTTTTTAGAAACGTCCAAAGTATTTCGGGCATCTTCAGCTTCTTTCTTCTTCCCTTCCCAATATTCCTTATTGTAGACAGTAGGCTTGTTAGCATCCTTTTTAGCTTGTTCGTCTGCTTTCTCAAAATCATCTAAAGCTTTAGTATAAATTTCAAGTTCTTTTCTTGCAGCAGATAAATCTTCTTTCAATGCCCCCGTATACCCTCCTCTATTATCAGTTTTAATTATACTGTTTTCCAGACCTTGTATTTTTTGTTGAGACATTACAACCTTAGTCTTTAAGCCAATACGTTGCCGCCTTAAAAGTTCATCGGTCTCAAGTTTAATAAGCTCCGCATTTGTCTTTCGTTTTGCAGTTTCCCAATCCATATTTTGGAATACTTCAGGCATTAAACGCTGTAATTGGCGATATGCAATGAAACGTTCTTCTGTGGATTTGGATTCATTACTTAAAGTATTTGATAGCTCACTTGCTTTGTTCTTTATACTTTCATAATGATTCTTTTGTGCTTCAAGTGCTTCGTTTGTTTTGCGAACGGCTCTTTCTGTTTCAGTCTCTGCTGTAGCAAGTTTATAAATGCCATAAGCCAATCCAGCAACAGCAGCTGCAGCTAATACATACGGGTTCTTTAGCATTGATAAATTCAAAGCATCTTGAGCCTTTTTAGTTAAGACTAACCATCCATAGTGAGCAGCTTCTTTTGCTGTCAAAGCCATAATCCCTGATGCTTGTAAAGCTTGCAAAGAACTTGTAACCATTAGGGCGGTGCGATATGCTCCATAGGTTCCTACGATTTCTAACAGTACTCTTCCCACTTTCTCATAGTTTTCAACTAGGTAGGAAACTCCAGATAAAGCATCGTTAATGATGCCCTCGTTAGCCTTGCCTATCTCGTTGAACATGGTAGCAATAGCATCTTCTATGTTAGAGATTTGTCCAGTAATCGTCTTTGACTGTTCTTGCATAAGGTTGTAGAACATTCCGCCCTCATTAGTAAGTGACATGATAACCTTTTGAACTTCCGGGAAACCAACCTTTCCGGCTTCAACAAGTCCCTTAACTTTATTTTCCGCAACATTAAATTGCTTTGCTAGTTCGCGAATCATAGGTATACCACGACCAGTGAACTGATTGAGGTCTTGTGTATATAAACGACCTTGGGTCATTGTAGTACCATAAAGATAAACGATATCTCCAAGAGGTTGGGATAAACCAGCAGCAATATTACCCAAACGTATCAAATCGTCATTGACATTTTCTACATTTTCCCCATAAGCAAGGAGTTGTTTAGCTCCATTTGCTACGCCTTGAAGGTCAAAAGGAGTGGTAGCAGCCGTTTTTACCAATTGCTGCATGAGGGCATTCGCCTTATCCTCACTGCCAAGCATTGTCTTAAATGCAACTTCCAATTGTTGAAACTCACCGCGAACTTGAGCAATATTTGAAATCAACTCTTTCGCTGTAAATCCCGCTCCAAAAGCAGCAGCAGCTTTAGTCATACGGTTAAATAGATCTTCAATACTTAACCCACTTTGTTCTATTTGTTTAGAAGTGTTTCTTACTCCATTCTCACATTCATGTAATTTGCGTATGAAGTTAGAGTTATCGCCAGTGATATCAAAGTGTAATCCAGCCATAAGTCTTTTCGATAGAAATAGTTCCGTGCAACATTACACGGCAATACAAAGATAACAAAAATGACGCAGTTAGTGCCACCATTATAAGAAAAACATATTTAATACATTATTTTTTTATCTTTAATTTTGTTTGTATTGTTATATAAAATACATTTGTACAAACGTTATTGTAAAACTGTAAAAATATGGATTTCAAGGATCAAATTTTACAACTGTCAGACCGCATAAAAAAACAAAAAGATAGCATATCTACAGAAGAAGCCACAAAAAATGCTTTCATAATGCCATTGATAGCTTCTTTAGGGTATGACGTCTTTAATCCTTTCGAAGTTGTTCCGGAAATGGACTGTGACTTAATCAGAAAAAAGGGAGAAAAGATTGACTATGCTATAATGAAGGACGAAAACCCGATACTTCTTATAGAGTGTAAGCATTGCAAGCAGGACTTGAATCTGCATGACACCCAACTACAAAAATATTTCGTAGCTTCTAAGTCTCGCTTTGGAGTTCTCACCAATGGCATAGAATACCGTTTCTATACTGATTTGGAGAAGGTTAATATCATGGATGAAAGGCCATTCTTAGTTGTAAATATGCTAGATCTATCTGATGCAGACATAGAACAACTAAAAAAGTTCCACAAATCTTATTACAATGAAGACAATGTTCTTAGCACAGCAAATGAATTAAAATACACAACGGAAATAAAGGAAATTTTCAACAAAGAAATACAATCTCCTACATCTGATTTTGTTAGATTCTTTGCAAAACAAATATATACAACTGGGCAAATCACACAAAAGGTAGTTGAAATGTTTACCCCACTTGTAAAAAAGTCAATGTCTATTGTAATAAATGATATCATAGCTGAAAGGCTTAATACAGCAATGAAAAATGACGAACAGGTCGAAGACACAACTAATTTTTCTAGTAATTTAGCTAATCTCCCCAAAGAAAATGCAGAAAACAAACTACCTGAAGGAGTAGTTTATATGGACAAGGAAGCAGGGATAGTCACTACACAAGAGGAAATGGATGCTTATAACATTGTGAGAAGCATACTTAGACGTAATGTAGATGCTTCACGAATCACCTATACAGACTATAAAAGTTACTTCGTTATAAGCTTAGACAACAGCCAATGGTATTGGATATGTCGTATTTCTATTGGAACTAGGAAGAAGCAAATAGGAATACCAGTAGATAACTACAAAAGTTGCGACTGGATTCAAATTGATAGCATAGATGACATATTCAAATATGCGGATAGACTTGAAGAATCGCTTAAAATAGCAATGAGAGAATAATAACCAACAAATTATGAAGAAGATTTCATTTTTTATCATAGCAATAATTCTATTAACAAGTTGTAGTTCAAATGAAAGTCCTATAGATGAACCAGATCTTCCAAAATACCAAATCGATAGTGCTATCCCGATAGATGATCTAAAACTACAAGCTTATATCTTTGAAGGAGATTACTATATAGAGGCTATTGATGAATCAGGGAACAAGGTGTTTACCATCAAAGATAAAGCAGAAAATTATACCCATGATCTTGGGTTTGGAGATAAGAGAGAATACATAGTCAAAGGGTGTTTCCTTCAAAGTGCCTTGAAAAAGGATGATTATCTCTATATATTGGTAAGTTTATACGCAGATATAGCTTATCACCCACATAAATTTATCTTGAAAATAAAAGATGGGAAGGTTGTTGAAAAAGAATATTTTGACAAAGAATATTATTCTGGTTTTGAAGAAACGATCTTCTATCCGGAAGCAATAGCAGATTGGTATGGAGAATACATTGCCATTTATAAAACTGCAAGAACAGGAATTTATGAAATTGGAGTATTGGATAGTGATTTAAAGCAGACGATTGGGAATAATGATCCAGGCGCTGAAAGATGGGTTAAAGAAATTGAAAGGAATAATTACATACCTATATCTTACAATAATATGGTATACATCTATGACAATATGGTTGTGTGTGTTGACATTTCAATGTATAGATATGATAAATATCTAATTTGGCAGGTCCCCATCACCGATGAAGAGATAAGAGTCAACAAATCCACATATTCATTAGATGGAGATAACGTAATATTAGACATTGAAGCCACTACTAAAATAGGAGAAAAAAAGAAATACCATCTGATATTAAATAAGGATACTGGAGAAATAGTTTCCTAATTAGATGATTATATAATTGTTCTATTTCACCGATAAATCACGGGAGTTTTTGTATAACCCTCGTGATTTTTTTACCTTTTATTTCTAGCTTTTGTTCTATTTGTCGTATTTAGTCCCATCTCATAGCTTTTATCTTTTCCATATTTTTCGGGTCGTCTGCATTGACAAATGTCCTGTCATTGGAAATACGGGCTTCTTTCTTTTCTTCGTCAGTAAGATATACGGAAGTAATAGCATCTGCCATCAACATTTGAAGAAATGAAAAACTAATTTCCCATACAATCTGCTGTGGAGTCATGTTGAGTTTTTCACATGCTGGTAATATTAGAGAACCAAATACGCTTTTACCGCAAAAAGTGATGGAATTGCCTTTCTTGTTTTTTATCATTGAAACTTTAGCTAGTTCTTTACGTTCCCGGTCAATTCCGAAATATTTGATAAACTCATCCGTGTTATCTTTAGTAAGAACCATAACGAGAAGTTGCGCCATTTCCTCATTTGAAAGATTTTTCCTCAAAAACTGGCATCTACTATTTACAATTCTGTTATTAAATAGTTCTTCTTTCTTGTTGAGCGTATGGTAAGATAATAGCTGGCAAACAGTCTCTTTTTTTTCTTGGCATAATCTTAATGCTTCCATATATGGGTTTGCTTTAATAATATCAGCCTTCATATCAAGGCTTTCAATGAGCCTTGAAAGTAGATATGTTTTACCTAATGTTATTGGATATAGATAAAAATGTCGCTTATTAACCCGAAAACCGTATGGCCTTTCCATTATGGTATCAGCAATATTCATTTCTATTATTTTTCGATCTTCAATCATATACTATTACCTTTTAGAAAACAAATTGGCTATCTTCACAGACCACCTATTTCAGATTCGAACAAAAAGCCTAGAGCGGACTGATGGACCTGCACCATCCCCTTCACTCTGGTAGAGCGACGCACGCCTGTGTGTGCTTAATCCGCAAGTGTGCATCTATAAAGCAGATGCACAAAGGTTTAAACTATATCTATTGTAAATTATCCGCCTAAGCCGGAATTGGGGGCGACTTCAAACTTATCTCCATCACCATCTTCGTCGTCCGGGTCACACTCTATTTTTGTAATAGATGATCCTGTTGTAGGAGTAACAATAATTTTACCCCATTGAACTTGTTTCTTTTCAGCGGCATATTTTAAAGCGTCAAATGTATATGCCCACACACCACCATCTGCACTAGTAAACGTATCTTCAACTGACACTGTTGTCTTTTCCATACAAAATCCAGGAACTTCGGGATCTTCCGGTTGTAGTGCAACAGCATAATTGTGAGCAACTACGCCATCACTGTCGTTGATAGGTCTTTTGCGGCCTTTTGCTGCACGTATGTTGAGTACAAGGGCATAGGTGTTTTTACCATACTTGACATCTTCATTTTCTCCACCTTCAATTTTGGCTTCTTGTTTGTCGCCTTTTGTTGTTGTCAACTGTGTGGAATCTTCCACGGGTGTAGGAAGCTCTTCCCATTTGGGCGAAGAAGCATCCAAGTCTTTTACGAAAATTCGGGGTTTACCCCATCCGATTACTGCCATAGTTCTATATCACTTAATATAGTTAATACTTATTCGTTATTTATCTCAATGTACAGTTTGTTATTAATGAAATGTTCTGTATGTCCGTCCTCAAAAGGTGTATTTGTAGGACTGGTTTTTTGGCTACATTTTGATGGGGTTGTGTGGTATTCATCTTTTCGTATGGAGATAAGGAATTTGCATAATTCACACAGCTTACCTACGCGTAGAGTATCTTTTTCCCACGCCTTTGTTTCCGAATTCCATAGATCACGGACATACACATTGACATTAACATAAGCTCTTTGGATTTGGCCACATCCTTCATTGGCAAGTACAGATATAACAATATCCTCTTTGTCTGACTTGTTTGGTCTTCCTCTATCACTTAATTTGCCGGTAACATTCCTTTCAAGGTCTGTGCCCTTAATTTTGTGATAGACAAACTTAGCTATTTCAATGTCCGATTTCATTTAGCAATCTGTCTTTTTAGTTTCTCAAGCATCTTGGGAACCTGGTCTATTGCCCATAATTCCGTTGATGCAAGTACGTCCTTATTATCCTTCCTTTCCACATATTCAGCATAGTTCATTCCAGCAACTATAACAAGTACATAGTCACTGGAATACCTCTTAACAAGTTCCTCTGCCAACTTTTTACCTACAGTTACGCCTTCCGAGCCTTGCTTTATCTGATTAAAGTCTGAGTATTGGATAATACTACCGTTATAAGCTATTACATAGCCAACTGAGCTGCGCAGGTTACCGGACTGGTCGTACCAACTTTTATTACCGCCTCTATTACGTACTCTTGAAACGCATTGTTCCCCAAGGTAAGACAAAGCGCGTATTGTTAGCCTTTCAACCCGATTTGCTTCTTTCATAAGAACCTTATGAATTTCATCCAGCTTGGTAGTCATTCTTATGCCCATAATACTAAACCCAAATTTTGCACTGAAGTTGGTAACGATGGAAACCTTTTACTTCAAATTCCCTTTCAATTCCTCCGAGAAGACTTATCTTAACCCTGTCACCAATAGTAAAGGTTTGACAATTGCTTGGAAGACATACCGTATATGAATAGCTTCTTACAACACCATCCTCAAACTCTCTTTCTTCCGCCTTCCCAGAAGGCACGGCATCACAAGGAATTGAGCCTTTCCATTCAGATGAACCTGGATGATAATTTCCATTTTCATCTTCATAGCCAGGAACAGCTACTAAGTATTGTAAACGGTGTGGATTTCTATTTATTACTGCCATACTACAACAAACAATCTCCTACATATACCATTGGTTTTGCCTCCAGTTCTACCGAAGGCTCACCAATAGTATTGTAGATGGAGTTAACACGTAATAATATACGTTCTTTATCTTTATCGGACAAAGCCCCAAAGGACTTGTCTGCCTCAGAGAAATTGATAGCCTGAATCAAAGACCAAAGACAATCAGCCAATGCACCCTGATATTCGTTAGAATGAGCTATATCACAGCTAAACTCATCGTATCCATTGAGTTTACGTTTGATCATTACATTCTCTACAAAACCCATTGGAATAGGATAATGTATTTCGTCTATGAGAGCTTGCTGAATTGTCTTCATTGCTTACGATGCTTTATGAGATTCAACGGCCTTTTTCAATGCTTCTTCGTCTGCATCGTTCAATCTGTTGACTGCTGCAATGAGTTTGTCATCAGAAACAGTAGAAGTCAGATTCTTGCCTGCAATCTTGTTATATTCCGTCACAAACTCCGGCTTTTTGTAAGTTGCTCCCCAGATTGTAATCTTAACGTCAGAAGTATCTTTTTCTTCTTCTGTGGTATTTACCTCTTGAGCTTCTAGAATATCCAAAGAGTAGATTTGATCTACATTTTCGATAACCGGTAAGCAAATAGCCTGTCCGTTTGTAAATTCCTGTAACGGATCTGTCTTAGAGTAACGGCTAATCAACTTGTATTCATCAACGGTAGTATATTCAACTCCATTAACAGGATTAGTCGCTTCAGCCAAAGTTCCCCATACAAAAGAACCTACATTATCAGCAGAAGGGAGAAATATCAATTTATTCGCATTCCACGGTTTATAAGATACCCTTTTACCGTTCTTTTCATAAGTTACTGAACGGTCAATTTTCAGGAATGAGATACCGTTATATTGGTCAGAGAACGCTTCATCAAATAATGTAGAAGTAGGTACAGGCAGCTTAGTATCATTATCAAAGGTTTGACCTCGATAATTTGCAGCTAGTTCTTTAGCCCATTGAGACTGACGCATTTTGTTATATGTAGATAAAGCCAGCATAATAACTGAAATACTGTTATCATCATCGTTAGCTTTACTTATAACTCTTTCAATATCATCTCCTGTAACTTCACCAGTAGTAACAACACCAAAGCTATGTTCTGGCAAATAACCATAATCAATACGAAGACCTATACCAGTATTTTTATCATCATCACCCTCAACAATGATGATGCCATCGGAGAGTCCTGTAAGGAAATTTGCTTCATTTCTCTCATCAATACCAATAGAGCAAGCCGTTCCATCGTCTAACATGCGAGTGATTATGCGGTTAAGGACAGATTTCTTAGCTGCATCCGTGCTGGCATTGGATAAATGAGCTCTCATAATGTTGATGGCATTAATTTGAGTCTCTCTTAGAATCTTTTTAATTCCGATCTTAGGCAATTCCCCGTTTGACCGTGCGATAGAATCTCGCTTTTTAGGTGAAAGCGGAGAGTCCATAGCTACCATATCAGCAGCTACATATGTAGTATTAGCAGATGTGCCTTCCCATTTTTGATCAGGAGAATATACCTTAGTAAGCATCGTTTTGTGAAGATAGGTCAAATTCTTGTTTGTTCCATTGATCTTTTCTTTCACATATAGACTCAATTTAGGCCATATTCTTCTTACAAATTCAATAAATAATGATTCATTCATCTTTCACCTCCTTTTAATCGTGTAAAAAAGTTAGTTGTGGCAATGCCGTTTTTAATGCAGCCTTGATGCTGTCAATAGGATAAGGACTTGCCACGTCATTCACTTCGCCAGCATACATGATACCAACGAATGGTTTGTCGGCAGGCTTGGAACAAACAACAACACCAACATATTCATGATTTCCTGGCAATGATTCGTAGGCTGTACCTGCTGAATTAACAGGCATTGGCTTATAAGTATCGTTTTCTGTATTGCGGATAACAATGTGCCCAGCTTTGATCACAGACTGTTTAAATCCAGTCATATCTAGCGTCCGACCATTCATAATTCCGCCTAAATAGTTACGAATAACAATCGAATCCATTCCGGTTAAGATTGTTTCTTGTTCGTTTACTAAATCAGCTTTTGCGCCCATTTTTAATTTGCTTTTGATTAAAGACCATTAGCTATTGCTATGACCTCTTCATCGGTTAATAATTCATCTTTTTTTTGCTTCTTACTTCCTGCACCTGGAGGATTACCTAAACTAGAAAGTCCCGCGTCGGCACGCTCCTGGTTGTAAGATCTCAAATCTTCCTCAACTTCGGAATAGAATTCTTCAAACTCTTCATCGTTCTCAAACTTCATCTTATTGAAGGATTTCAAGGTACGAGTGCCGAATGTACCAGCGTCTTTCAATAAGGATTCAAGCTTTTCTTTACGTGTAGTGGTAACTTTTTCACCTTTCAATGCTGCGATTTCGTCATTCAGTGTTTGTACTGTCTGAACCAAACCTTTAGCCCATTCCGGAGTATCATCATTCTTTCCTCTGTTTTTGGGATTTTTGGTATTTGAACCAGTTTGACGTCTTTGATTGTTCGAAGATCCGTCGTCGTCATCATCGTCATCGTTGTCGTCGTCATCTGTTTCAGGGTGATTTTTCTTCCATTCATCAAGCAAGCGATTGGCCTGTGACTGGCCGAAAGGTAAGTAACGTAGTGCAGCTTCAATCTCTTTATCGATTTCGGCATTTACGTCTTCATCTGAGGCATCTTCTGCGGAGGTAAGGTTATCGGCAATCTGAGCAGCGATACCCTTTAGCTCCTTTTGACTGAACCCCAACGCCTTCGTTTTAGGTTTCAGTTTCAAAAAAACTTGCTGTTTTCTGTCCATTGTACAATGTTTTAGTTACTAAAATAGCCTGCATAGCACGTATACCAGCAGACTATTCGCTAGAACTTTACTAAACATTAGAGCAATGAGTCTTTACGACAAGTTCTGTGGCGTACGTCTTCATACGCATCTGATACAAAGGTAATAAAAGTGACATTAAAAATGCCACTTTTCATGTTAAACTATCATAATAAACTCACGAACAGCAGTAATCTTGTACCTTGTGCCGTGAAACTAAGTGTAATTGCATCTCAGTGGTTATTATTTAAGATATAACGGGTTATCCTTTAAAAAATATGGCAAAGTGCCTTTCTTCTTTGCGTCTACTATGCGTTTCGAATTTGTGCCAACCCACTGTTTGAATGCATCCGGCACATCCTTGACTTCATTCACGCTTTCAGTTGTGGAATCACTACGCCCATCCCATTCCCAGAATTCTTCTTCTGTTTTGAGGATAGGAACTTTATAACATAAGTCATTCGGGTGCCATCCTGTCCATGTGAAATCTTTTGGATATTTACCTGCAAGAGTATCACAAATGTCTCCATGAGGCATACGACTATGATGTGATGAGCTCAATTTTATTTCGTATCCTACGACAAAATCCATCTGCTTCCAACGTTCATTTTCGGCTGTTCTATAAGCCATGTTTATTTCTGAACGGGCTAAACGAATAGATCTGTACTCACAATCTTGTATATGTTCCGCACTTCCATATTTGCTTTTATAATCTTTTTGCAGTGATGGAAAATTAAGTAAATACTTGCTTATTTGCTTACTCAACGTAACAGCACTAGTTCCTTTTTTAATAGCGCATGAGATTGCAGCCTCCAATTCTTCTTTGTAGATCATAGATTGCTGCCAAAGTTTTGCAGATATATTGAGCCCTTTATCTTTTCGACTCTGGAATGCTTTCAGAGCATCTGAATTTGTTTGATACAAGACTTTATATTTCTCTCTATCAACTTGTGCGTTATATGCTTTTAATACTCTGTTTGCTATCAAATCCTGTGCTTCATTACTATTTTTCCATTCTTCGGTCGTACCGCGATAGATAATTGCGTTTATATCTTCTACGAAATGTCTTTGTATGTCGTCAATTTGTTTTTTAGTTTGAGGATAGTCAGACCATTTAAACGGTTTATCACTATCGGAGGAATATTGAGTGCGTGAAACAGCCTTGGCTGCTTCCAAATTCAGTGTATCGTATATTTGCTCAACGAGGGATACATATCTGCTTAATCTCTCGTTGAGTTCTTGATACTTCTTTTTCTGATTTGGAATCTTAGGCTTTGCCATTATTTCATATACTTTTTATCTTTGCTGTCTGTGGATATAGATGATGTTTTACAATAATCTTACCATAGATCGGACAATCTTGAACCACATATTCCACTGTAATGACTTTTGCATGTTTTTTCATATTTATTCCTCCAAAATTCTATCAGGTGCCGGCATTTCCAATAACCGAATAGCTTTAATTGTTTCCTTACCCTCTAATATAGCTTTGCATAAACGATGATAGCCATCAGCAATTTGACCTACTTCATCAAGAATAATAGGGTATTTAAGAGAACATTGATTCACTCTTTTGCATTGGAAAATGAAACTATGAAGCTGATTACACTCAAATGGCTCAGCGGTAAGGTCTATATTCCATAGTGGCATATTAAGCACTGGGTATTCTTTTGCTTTTGCAAAGTCGTAGAGTGTTTGGGCTTTCCAAATCTTATTTCCACGATGATATTCACTTTCAGCAAAAGTTATATTATCTATTGGAACTTTCATACTATTCTTTCTTGATATATACTTTGATTTCACCGGTAACATGAAGTGCGTCACCGACTTTTTCAACATAATATTCTATCAACCCTCTTTGAATGATAGAGTTTATAATCGATTGGCGGACTTCATTTTTTACTTCTTTGATAAGCATTTCATCTGATTTCCGATTAGACCAACCTTCGTCAAGTTTCATCTTCTTACGATAATCCTTGATTTCTTTTTTAGTACGGACAAGACAGATGCCTAACTTCTTGGCTTCGTAATTATCAATCCTTTCAATACTCCTCAATCGTTCTTGTGGATTGATCTTCTCTGCCAATCTAATAAGCCAATTTGATATTCTTTTCTTCATTATATTTAATTTAAGCCAGCTGCACAAACATATACTTACGCAGTCTAAACCTTTTCTACAACTTGGCAGATAGGCTATAAACCTTCATCTTCATAAGCCATTTTTGCACTCATGACGCCTACCTCACTTACTATTTTGACGGACAGCCCCTTTTGTACGTCAAGCTCAAAAATAACATTGTCATTAAATTGAGTGGAAGAGTATTGGTACAATAGTGCATACTCCATTCCTTCTATCTTTGCGTATATAATAAGCGTCCCATTTTTTTCTCTGTCTATCTGTATTGCACATTTACCAACAGAAATAAATTCACAGGAATAACCCTGTTTTTCTTTACTAAATTTTAGTACATCAGTTTTTGCCATAATATTTATATTTTAGATTGTTATTCCGATTGTTCGAATATATTGCTTATCCTGCTTTTGGAAGCCTCTGCATCTTCTTTTTGAATTTGGGAAAGAGTTTCTTGTGGATCAGTAGAGATACCTAAGTTTTTGATGGCTTCTAATTGGCTGACAACTGCCTTTCCGCCACTTGCCGTAACCCACTTTTCTATTTCTGACTTTTCATCATTTTGAATAAACGGAGTTATGACATGCTCAACCTCAACATTATCTACTTCATCTTTCCAAGAAACATTCATCATTTTCAAGAAAGCTCTGATTACGCTACATTCACGTTCAAACGTTTCTATCCATGCACCACTTTCATCTCCAACCTTTAAATGAGCGTCAGTAAGTAAAGTCTGCCTTGCATCAAATCCAATATTGCCAAGAGACTTCATGTTTTCAAAGGAAATATCCGGCATTTGGGATTGTGACCAGAACAGTTTAACAAGGGTGTCTACATGGTATTTTAACGCCTCGATAGATTGCGCCCATGAAACATAAGACACATCCCCGTTTTGTTCTACGCGGTAAACTCTACGGCTTTCTCCTTTATCTTCTCCTCCTTTCATGCCACCAGCTATTTTTAAGATAGGAGCGGAATTATATGCGATGACATCGCTATTACGTGACAGAGTATATTCGATTTCTTTTCTGATATAGGAAAGACCGTGATAAATGGGAACAGGACGATAGGTGTAGACTCCAGGGATTTTCATAATAACGACCGGTTCTAATTTTACTAATTCCCAGCCGTTTCCCTGTTGTTTCCATTTATAATGGATGTTTGACGTGTATGTTTCAAAGAAAGTAACTTCTTCATTTTTCACCTTTCTAGTGTACTCAAAAGACATTGCGATCATATCACCAAGTTCATCAAGTAAAGGATATAACCTAACACCGTCCATTGGTGAATAAGTTTTGCATTTTAGCTTATATTTACTTTTAAAGCCATATAGAGTGTTGGGACTCTCGACCGTGTACCAAATGGTGAACACTTCACATGAAGCAAAGTAAGCATTGCCTCGCTTAATATTTTCACTATCAATACGAGCATACTTATATATCGCTTCAATTGCTTTCACAATACTTTGGCGGGTTTCATTATCTTCTATGTTATGATATACACGTTTAACCGGAATAGCGAACATGAATTCAGTCATTCGCTTGGTGAGAAGTTTTTCAAGCCCTATATAGATACGCGAAGCTCTCTCTGTATCTCCATTAGAACGGACTTTGTCTTTACGAGTAACTGTGTCAGATACAATCTCATGCTCTGTAGGTTCGTAGTCTTTGAGAAGTTTATCCCATGATGGGACTGTTACAGACTTTTCTTTTAAATCGTTGATAATATTATCAACGGGCCGGGTATTGTCTAAGATAGCGGTAATTTCGTCCATAGGCTGTTCCGTACTTCTTCATACGGTGATTAGTTGAACATATATAAATACTCCCCCCAAAACCGGATAGCACAATACGCACTATCCGGAAACGTGAAGGAGCACGTTAGCATCAAATGCTACGGTGCAAATATAATAAAAGTGACTATAATAATGCGACTTTTAAGTAACTTTATTTTTATCTAATGCTTAGATACCTTTTTCACAAACTCACCACATGCTTTTAAGGCATCAGATAATTGCTTTAAATCATAATCATCTTGTATCTCAATAGTATACTTTGGAAATTTATTACGAATAAGCAATAATCTATCATTTTTATCATCTTGCCGAAACTCAAATACTGGTGTAGGCAAAGCTATCGAATACCAATGGGGAAACATATAGTCGCCCATCTCTGCCATGATGTGCGCTATTTCGTTGGCACAATTCGAGTTGTTCGCATACTTGCTATCATCAAGAATGGTAATCCTTTGAGTTTCGTTGAACTCGTGTTCTTTAAACTTACATACTATCAAGTTCTCTATATCAGTCAAGACCCACCAGTTTGGCAGGTCTTGACTATGTTCTAATTTAAATCTGTTGGTCATATTATTTATCTTCTATTGAATAATCGCCACTTGCAGCAGGCGCAAACTTATCTACGATTGTTCCAATTCTTAAAGCATCTTCATCTGAGATTTCAATTTGCATATCTTCATTACAAATCATTTCAATACTGTTACTTTCAAATATCTCAAGTAATTCACTGTTATTGCAATATAATATTTTCATATTCTTTGCCCGTCATGCCGATAGCACAGCTTATAAGATTAATTATTATTCTACTTCTTCTGCTTCAATCACATAGCTTCTTCCATCCCAATCGAAAGATCGGGTACCATCACTGAATGTAGGTGTAGCACCATCCACATACTTGCGTGAACGGATAACGGCAATACCCCAGTTGGCGGCGTATCCTACTTCTTCGTTGTCGGCATACTTTTCATTGAACATATCAAGAAGCATCTTATAAGCCTCTTTTAGAGTCAATTCTCTTTCAACGATTATTTCTGTCCTACCATTAAATTGGATGTCTCTGTTGGCAATGTAGCCATTTGTTTTTGCGATGATTCTGTAAGTTGCCATAATAAAAACAGTTTCTACGTGTGTCTCACGCCCGTGCGATGGGTATTAATTAGTTCTTTTATATATGTAAATATAGTAATATTATTTGGATTGACAAAGTATTTACGATTATTTTTTTATCATTTCTTGGATAAATTCAATCTTTCTTCACTCGTATAAGCTACTGCAAGACTTGTTTTATCATACCGTATCGTGACATACCTTTTGTCTATGGTATAGAAGTCGTACATAGTACATAACTTACCCAACACTTTGCCAGTTGCTTCATCAGTGGGGATTCGGGGCTAATCATTAAAACTAAATCTGCTTTCATAATCGTGTATATTATGATATCCAGAAATCTGTTGGATTAATTACATTAAAAAACCTGAATTGAGACCAAATCTAAAAACTAAAGCGTTGTTTATCTCTCGATCGGTAGGATTGTGATCAAACTCTTTGACGAAATCATTATATCTACCTCTTATAATGTACCTATCTGTTAGTATCTCTTGTCCTTGTCTGTCCACTAATGTACCAATCGGATGAAAAGAACAACTATCAAAATAATAATCGTCTTTATTATTGTACACCTTGTTTATTCCATTTTCTTTTTCTATCTTTGCCTCATCATCATGGAATTGGGTGGTTGTGGAGACTGCCCTTTTTCTTTTTTTCCATAGCCTACCTCCTTACTTCCTTGAAGCCTTTGCTAAATAAACAGCTGCCATCTGTTCACTTTCATCAATAGTATTCACTTTCCCCTGCTTCATCCATGCTTCTATTTCAGTACGATCAAAGTACAACTGTTTTCCATTAGGTTTGTAGTGCGGTATTTGACGATTACAGGTAAGTTTATACAAATGACTTTTACTAAGCCCAGTTAATAGCGATACATCATCCAATGTCAGCACGTTCTTTGCTGCCAATAAGGTATAAACTAAAATCTGATTAATCTTTTCTTCCATTGTTCTTGTTTTTATATGGAAGAGCCTTAATGCAGAACGTTGGTCGGTTCTGCCTATTTGCTCATTCAAAACGGTGTTACCAACTATCACCGTTGTAAGAACAATGCAAACATAAACAAGAAAATTAACCTAATATCAAACAAAAAAATAGCACTTAATAGCCACTTTATTTGTGTCTACTAAGTGCTATTAAATGCCGCTTTAAGAGTATCTAATTTTGTAATTTAGCTTTAATACCCACTATTTCATCAGATGTAAATTTATCGCCATTTATCTACTGGTGCAGATGGTGCTTCATTCTTTTCTAATAGAACTTTCTCTAAATCCTCTACTTTGGTGATGAGGTATGCTATTGCTTTAGGCATAGCTTCAAAGGTTATCTCTTCCTTCATTATACATAACTACTGGCTTCATTTAGGTTTTCGATTCCTGCCATGATAGAAAAAGAAAACCGCTACCTCGAATGAGATAAAGGTGCAAAAGAATAAACAAAACAAGCCTACACCCAGGTGTACACCTAGGTGTAAATATTAGTATTCTTTGTCAATATCTATTTTTATTATAGTCGCTTGTTAGCTTCATATAGATGTCGTTTACCCTTTGACAAAAGGCTGCTTGTATTTCTTTCTTGTCCATAATCTTATTATTTTAGTTCAACAAATGTATTGTTTATTGATATTATCAACCATTCTGATTCAGCCATTGTTCTCACATATTCTGCAAGGTTTTCCTCTGTTCCGAGGATTCGTTCAGTTGTTACACGTCTTGTTTTGGGATTCATCACTGTTATTGTCCAATCTGTTTTCATAATTGTGTATATTGCGCAGGGCTTTCGCCCTGCTGGTTAAACTTATCTTTTATCTATTACCAAATAATGGTCTGCTAAACACTTTACCCACTGTATTCTGTATTTCTTTGAAGCACATCTAAATTCAATGTCTCTTATAGCAGAAAGGATGTCAGACACGTTCTCATTATAATATTTCGCAAGTATAGTTAGTACGTGATAGCTTTCTTGTGGTGTAAAGTGCAAAGAACTTCTATATCTCTTTGCTGTCTCATATACTCTCTTTGAGAATGATTCAATAGTTTCAAAATCTTCTTTTCTATAATTGAAGAGGTCTGTTGCTTTCATTGCTCTTATATTTTAATTGTTAGTAATATTGGTTTCTTTTAGTATTGTAAAGATACTCATTATCAATGGATTAGCCAAATATTTACACAATTATTTTAGTCATAAAACACTCATAACCAAAGATTTAACTTTTGCTATAAACAAAAATGGTGCCGACTTTCACAAGCCAGCACACATAAGAGCAATGAAAACACAAAAGAAGTGTTTTCGGCTACAAAGGTACTAAAAGAAACACAACTACAAAAAATCTTTGAGCAGCTCTTCATCGCTAATAAAGCTGTAATCCCTAGGATAGAATGTATTCGCTAATGCATCCATATAGTCAGGAGAACGCTTGATACGTTTTTTGATGTCTTCTTTAGCCTCAATGATAATCTTTCCATTACTAAGAAACTTCCATTTAGTTTCAGTCGCTTCTTCCATCAACTGATCACATGGGGGTAAAGCTGCACCAAATCCATTTTTAGGATTGAGCCAATCACGCAAAGCCCAATACAAATATGCTCGCATATTGGCAAATTCATATTCTCCGGTAATATCATGCAATCCATCCGCACCTTCTGAATATTTACATGAAAAAGCATTTGTAAATTCTTCCTCCAACAAACGAGAATAGACACCTGCACCCTCTCCTATCGTATCAATAAATGCTTTTGCTCCCTTCTTCTTTAAATATGGTATTGTCATACCTACTACATGCATGTGATCCGCACGTCCAGCAGATTGATGCACTTCAAATTGAGTAATATAGTTTCCATATCTCGGACAAAGCACACTATTGTCTCGTCCCATACCGGCAACGTCAACCCCTAACTTGCAAGATTTAACAGGAATGAAACCGTTTGCTTGTAATTCTTGCCAATTCCTGTTTGCTATCTCTATCCATTCATAAGGTATAAGTACATCTTCAGAAACTTTTGGGAACATACCAAGTACCTTAACTCGAAATAAATCATTAGGTCGGTATAGGCTACCTTCCCATTTGAAATCGCCTTCTCCCTCATTAAAGTCCGTTTGCTGAATGGGAGAGCACCAATTTATTACTTTGTCTTTTACCCATTCATAATCTACTTGACCTGGAATTATAACTTGTTTTTTTACCACATTCTCCGCATTAAGAGAACTAAGCCTAAACTTAGCAAAACGTTCTGATTTCATGGCTCTAGCTGCATATCCAGTAGTAATATTAGGATTAAACACTATGAGCATCCGAGAATTTCCCTGTAAGTTACCTTCTATCGCATTATAAACAATTTCGGATATACCTGATGCCTCCGTGATAACAAACATGGTATTTGCTGCATGAAATCCCGACCATGATTCAGTTGCGTTGTCATCTGCTTTAAATCCTGTCAAAAACCATTCTTCATAATCCGTTCTTATGTCATCAGCAACCAATCTGCCTGGACAACAAAAAGGAAACTTTGCCCTTGCTGCACGAATCAACCTTCTGATTTCAGGAGTCATAATATTTTTCACTTGCCTCCCTGTTGGTGCTGTCATGGCCACCTTGGTATTCCCAACAAGCACACCTTTTTCATTAAATCTAGGAGTAAGATACATAAAACACAACGAAGCACAGGCCGCAACAAAATCTTTTCCACGAGCAGTTCCACTTGCAACAGCAGTCATGGGGTTATGTTGGACAGACTCAATAATAGCTTGCTGCTCACGATCTAATCTTGCGCATAATGCATCACGGACAAATTTATTCCAATCCTTCGACCAATACGCTATAATTTCACTTATGAGTTTCTTTTTTTCATCCTTTGTCACCATTCTTATATGAACTGGTTAATGATTTTAAAGCATCTACCCAATCATCATTAGTAACATTTACATCTTGTTTATCTTTCCATTCATTTGGTCTACGATTTTTTAACCAAAATATTTGTGCTGTTGTATCTCCCGCGACATGCTTTTTCGTTTTCTTTACCACAGTCGTTTGACCAGATCCATCCTCTCCTATTTTCACCTCAGTTGTAGTTTCCTCAATATCATAGCCAATAGCTCGTTTATATAGAGCACTCTCTACCTTCATGTCGGCTTCGTCTTTACCTTCCTTCAACAAATCTATAACTTCAGGATGTTTCTTTAGTATACTTTTGAACGTAGTAAGTCCTATTCCAAGACGCACACATAAACCTTTATTGTCAGCCCCATTCCTACAGTCTGCTATAATAAGATCTTCCTTCCCTTTTATATATTTATCATAAAGAGAAATCTCCATTTTGGGCCTACCTCTCCCTGCCATATTATACCTCCTCTTCTTTCAGTTCAAGCAAAAAGGCTTTGCAAATATCAATCATACGTGCAAAAGCCACCGTATTACTTTTTATATTAAATTTTTTCTTAACCTCTGTAGCTACCTTAATAAATTCTTCATAGGAGCCGACAACTATCGAACTATTTGCAGATATTTTCTGTTTTTCTAGTTCCGCTAGAACAGCTTTGACATCATTGCTCCTGCTTTCAGTAAACAAGAACTTCATTTCGGTAAGCTCTATATCCCCATCATTAATAGAGACCGTGGGAATCTTATCCGTATCAATAAATTGAATGCCGTTAAGACCAGAAAACTCTCTTGCTTCAATAGTGCGCATCTCGCTATAAATCTCCTTAAGCATCTGAGCATCATCTTTGCCTACTAAAGCATTATGACTAAGCACATAGGCAATCTGCTTATCTTTATCAACCTCTTCAATATACAAGATTAGAATATATTCCAACTTAGCTTTAATAGCAGCTTTTAAGCGATGATTTCCCGACAAAATGAGATATTTACCGTCATTTCGTTTCATTGCAAACGGGAGCTGAGATAAAAAACCGTCTTCAGCCACATTTGCTGTTAGTCTATCTAGTGTGCTTTTTTCCATATAGTGAGCATTCTTCTCCAACGGAACACAATCGTTTATAGGGCTTACATATGCTAACTTATATGGAGCAATCAACTTGTTTACATCATCCAGTTTCCCCTGAATAAGATGAACATCTTTCACTTCTTGTATTTTTTCAACCATAATCTATATAAATCCTTTAATGAATCATCTAAAAAATTAGCAGAATACATTAGCTTGCCTTCATCTCGGCGTTCTAAATCAAATACTCCTCTATATTTCATTGAAATTGGGCTTGTTGTGTACACGGTAGTCTTCACTCCATCGTAGTAGTTAGCCATTTTTCGGGCAATCAGCATTCTTACATTATGAGACTTAACAAGCATGATCAATAATTTACTCAATCTCTGAGTATTTGAGTTTACAACAAAATCGCTTTGCATAAAAATCTGCTCAAGAGTAGAAAGTTTTTTGCTAAAAGAAGAAAAACCGAACGCTTTTCCATCAGCCATGAATACCAATCCCAAGTCCCCACCAGTTGTATAGTTAACCTTATTTGCCATGTAAAATGCTTTATAGTAGTTCACATCACTAACTGGGCATATCTTTGCTGATATTTCTGTGCTATCTGTAAATTCATAATCCATTGGCAAAATATGAATACATGATGGCTTTATATTTTTATCACGTTCAATGTAATAATGCTTATCCCGCTTTACACTAGAATAAGTGTATATCGGATTCTTACCAGGCCCCAAGTTTATCTTACCAACAAGGAAGTCGTTTATTTCCTGGAAATATCTATCAGAATAGATGATGTTTTCATCATTCTCAAGAAGACATTTAAACATCACCCCACCTTCTTTGGGGTCAAATACATTATAGGGAGCATGAACATATCTAAAACTATCTTCTACATAGCTAAACATCTTCTCATATCCTCCTTTATAAGTGGGAGGAAAAGCAATACCTATCCCCTTACCTTTTTTACTTTTTAGGAAGTCAAAAAAATCGCCATAAAAGAAACTGCTTATATTAAAATTCAAAGCACCCTTTTCTAATTTCGATATGGTATTGTGATAATAAATGTCAGCCTGCTCTATAAACGAATTGAACATTTCCTCCTGATAATCATTCTTTCTTTGATGAAAGCCTGATACTCTCATGGCAAACATTACCTGAACAAGATTTTTATATCTTGTATCTTTCCAAGTATCAAAAACCAGACGTAATTCAGGATTTACAACTTCAATATCTGTATTTGTGTCAAGCAGCAGATCAGAAATTAGCTTAGAATATAGGCTTACATCATTGGAATGTACAGTATATCCCATGTTGGACATAATTTTGTCGGTCGTGAAATTACCGGAACATCCGATAAAAACATCTTTCTTTTCTACGCCTTTCATTATATCTTGAAGGAGCAGTTTTACTTCAGGTGGTGTCGTTCCTTGGAACATATCAGTATATTTTACAAGTTATGTATGACTTCATACACTAATTTAGATTTAATGCCCTCCTGGCGTATTCCAGGAAGGCTTAAATACAAAATCAACCATTTCTTCATTGAGAGATAAGCAGGAGTCGAACCTGCACAAGTATCGTCTGCTTTCTCGCTTTCGTCCGTAGATTGGCTATCCTACGATCTTTAAACTACTCAACCTGTTACTAACAGCACCGGTCTTGATGACATCCATTCTTATGTACACTTAGAATTTCCGTTCATTTAGTCTTAGCGCCCTATGACCATTTTATCTCTTAGTGGTGGCAGCAGGATTCGAACCTGCAGGTGGAGTTTTTGCGGCTTTCTGATTTTTAATTCAGTCATTCCTAAGATGTCTCGCAGGTTTCCGGTTTGGTTATTAACGGTTATCCTGGAATTTTGCACCTTACATCTTGATTAGCGTATACCAATTACGCCATACCACCAACAAATTTGCATGTCTTCCCACGCTGTAAGATTGACCGATACCAGAGTAACGCATAAAATCGAACTATGCACATCTACCATAATACCAATCAACCAGCCAGCTTGAACGACATTCGAGCGGAAACAGGGAATCGAACCCCACTCTTTGGCTGGAATGCCAACGCTCTGACCAATGAGCTATTTCCGCAATATGGCTGTCTGTAAAACGTTTATTAGAAAATCCACAGTATCGCCTTGTACTTCGGTTGTTATTTCTATCTTTGAGGTTGAAGTGGGATTCAAACCCACGAATAACGGTTTTGCGGACCGTTGCGTTAATCACTTCGCCATTCAACCTTTTGCTTGTCTATTCCAAGCTGCCAATGGTTTCCGTTTTCAATTGACGTGTGTATCCATAACCATAAAAAGCCTCACACATATCTTTAGAACAAACTTGCTTGTTCATACTTAGGTTCTTTCTTTTCAACAACTCCAAACTCTTTGATTTCAATGCCAGTCTTTTCGGTAAGCCATTTTGCAAGTATGTGGCGATGGCAGAAATCACCTGGTTTCTCATAGCAGCATAGAGCAACATCTTGGCCATCACTTAATGTCTTTATTTGCTCCACCACCTTCTTCGCATCTTGACTTTCAAGAATATTGTTGTATAATCTAAGATACTCATCATGGGAACATGCGGCACTTATCATATACCTTGTTGGAGCCACATTAACCATTTGTGGTACTCCACTAATAAATCTTGGCCGTCCAATAGCTACGCAAATAATTTTAATTCCTGCTTCTTTTAATTTTCGGCTATTACCGAAATAACTTGTGTAAATTTTCATTGCTCTTTTTTTATTTTTATGGTGTAAAGATACAAAATATGACATATAAAGTGTCACTTTTAGTCATAAATTTATCTAATTTGATGATTTTATTGTCTCAACCTTGTTACATTTCATCATATGGTCTGTCTCGTGCCACATGTTGAAGGTATTACCAAGGTAGTACTTGTGAGTTCTTGCTCTGATAGGTTAAAGGAGTAACAAACCAATCTTTATTGCCTTATCCATCCTTTAAATACACTTTTACAATTGTTTTCATTGCTTTTAATGCTAAAAATGTGGATCGATATAATGACTTTGGTAATGAAGCATAAGCAAAACACCGCCCTTGTACGCTTGCCCATCTGCCACCCAATATCCATTTCTTCTTTTAGTGAACACCTTTGCGCCACCTTCAAGTTCTGGTAAAATCTTATAATCACCAGCATAGTAGTCAACACATTCCGTTTGGTTAAATGTAACCTCAATCTTGCATGGAGAAATAACTTTGGTAACAGTAGCCGCTCTCCTATCAGAATAGTAACATATAGTACACCCTAACCCGACTTCAGGAATTAAATTTCTGATGGCTTCCGCCTGTTGCCTGTCTCTCTCTTCTCTCCATTCGGAATACTTAACCCCATCTGGACATTTTCTGTTTTCGATTTCTCTAAGGATAGCAAAACTTTCTTTGCTTGTTAATTTCTTCGATATTTTCATTGCTCTTATTGAGCAATTTGTTATTTTTGATATGTAAAGATACAAATAATATATTGATTATAAGTATGTTAAGTCTAAAAAAACATAGAATTAAGTTTTATTTAACTATTTCATTATCAAGTACTTTGATGCAATAATAGACTTGCTTTTCTCTATTTCCTTGTCGGTATCAATTCCGAGTTGACGATAGAAAGAGGAATTACCGGAAAGGCTTTCTCTTGCTATTTTCAAGGTTCTTTTTTCTTCTTTGGTAAAGCCTATACGAAAAGTAGAAAAGATTAACAATGCCTCTTTTAAATTACCAGAACGGAACAATAATATCCCCTTACTTGTTTTTGTTTCCATTGTATATAGGTAAATCTTGGTAATATAATATATTTCTGCCACACATAACAAAAAGCCTATTTTCTTTAACATACCAATAATAGTTATACATAGGGTTCCAATTAGGTCGGCTATTCATTTTTGTGCAATATAATTTTGCTTCTTGAATCATAGATTCCCGCAATTCCTTCAATAAACGTATCTCAATATTCATGACTTTTTGTTCAATAAATTATCGTACCTTGCCCCAAATACGTTTGGTGCAAACTTGCAATATGATTCATTGCTTTTATTTTTTATGCAAGACTTTCATCCTGTTGATTAAACCTATACTAAGTGTATCTCTCTTGAAGGAACACCTATCATTGTCCATATTTTACCATCTTTCAAATAATCAACAGAATATTCAGTTTCAAAAGTGCATATATTTGTATAAATGCCGGATATTGTTCCTAAGATATCATCTTTCTTTGTAGTAACAACTACTGATTGTCCTTTCTTAAATTCTTCTTTTTTCATTGCTCTTATATTTTAGCTGTTAGTAATATTGGTTTCTTTTTGCACTGTAAAGACACTCATTTTCAGGTGTTTAACCAAGACAAAACAATCTAAAGCTCCTTTCTTAAACTTAGTTTAACTTATTATTAACCAAGCACCTAGTCTATCAATTTAAATTCATAAACAAAAACATAAGGATTAGATGCAAACATTCCTTTGCCTGAGACTTTATCTATCAGGGCAGAAAAGGCTTCTCTAGGACTTCTTTTCATATCTTGCCAACTAAACATCTCAAATCTGTCTGATAAATCATATTTAAAAACTGTTCCGTCTTTAGTATATTTTATAATCCCTTCTTTCAAACAGTCCGCTTCCGATATGTCCTGTAGGCGTTCGCACTTGACTCCGGTGATTCTGATATGTTTCTTGCAAGCAGCAGCCGAAACAAACATCTTGTTATTCCAGCCTGCGGAATGTTTCATAAAACCACGAATACCTAAGTCTTTGGGATCTCTATCTAATGAGTCTGGATCATACCCTAAATCCTTGTAGCTTTGTGCAATGGCAACTACTTCGCCAACTTTATACTTGGGGAGAATTTGTCCGCCATCAATCATACGTTCATCTTCGTCATACATACATATTTCAGTGACTTCACCAGAAGGTCTCTTACATACAAAATATCCTGCAACGTTTACACCTCTAAACTTTAAAGGATAAGTAACTATTCTTCTCGTCATAGTCTTCCGACCTTCTAATACAGCTTGTGTTAGGGAAAATTTATCGTTAAACATTATCTTCTTCATGATTCCTCCTTCCGATTATTGATTTCGTCTTTACTTTGATCATTTCGATTCTCCTTCACATCTTCCCAAGCAGTCACTATTGACCAGAATAGGTTTAACGCCGTTACCACTACAAGAATTCCTGTCAACCATTCTATTCCCAGATGGTAAGATATCAAACAGGATATAAATGACAGCCAAAATGTTATCTCTTCAAATTGATAGTCTTTCATTTTATCGCCCCCTACCATCTTCTAAATAATCACTCATCTTCTCATACTCTTCACAGGTTATTTCCTTCCAAAAGGTAATCACACATCGCTTTTTATAGGTTTCCTGAAGAAACTTATGCATTTCTGCTAAATTGAAACAACCATCATCAGCATAACGTATTCCGGACCCGAAGAAGCCTTTACTTTGAAAGGCATAATAGTAGAACTTTTCCATTTTATTCCTCCTTGATTAATTCCGGGTTATCGTAGATATTACCTGCAATCTCTTCCGTTACACTGTAATAACAAAATGGAATTATTTTGCAGGTCCATTCCCCGATATACCCAAAGCATCCGTCTTTTATGGATACTTTATTGTATATATTTTTATCTCCATCGTTGCCTATGAATAAGATATCCCCTTCATATATCTCCTTGCCATTCTTGTCATACAAGCCGGTGAACTGGCCTATGGTTTCAAGACAGACCTCATACATACCGATGCTTTTCCCTATTTCGATATCGTTTAAGGATGGAATGACGGCATATCTATCCTTTTCGATCTTAATAAGAGAGCCATACAGCCATTCTTCATCGTATATGCTTTTGCCTCTGAATTTTATTGTACGATTCATTTTATACCTCCATTATTTTTAACGCTTTCTGTATTCCAGCTTCTAATGCTTCTTCGTAAGTATCCCACTGACCACCATCGTTAGGGCCGTCAAATATACCGGCAGCTATAAAAGTTCCATTATCAGCTTTGCATATATCATAACCATAACCGCAAGCATTTCTAACGATGGAAATATGCAGGTTCTTGGTTTCACGTAGCCACTTTTGAGCGACAGACTGAGTAGGGTAATGATAACTACTGAATCCTTTCTCTGTCAGCGACTTGAAAGTATCCAATGTTACAAATTTTTCGTCCATAATTAATTCTCCGTTTTAAGTTCTTTCAATACTTTCTTCGCTATCTCATAATGATTCAATTGCCAACTGGTATAAACATCATCTGTGTGTTCATCGTAATGGTTGGCATATACGTATGCGTTCAAGTTTTCACGAAAGGATTCACCGTCTAAACCTAAATCATCACAATCATCGTACATTCTCAATTCATGAGCCACCTCCTTACATTCTTGATGTGTAACAAAGTCATCTATGGTTCCATCATAGACATTTGTCTGACGGACATATTTTTGTCCTATCGCTATCTTTTCACAACAAAACTCACACCTATGTTCTTTCTTGGCTGTTGGATAAGTTTCTCTTAGTATTGTTGGCATAGTTATTCTCCTTTCTTCACTAATTCCACTTCTGTCGGCTCGTCATCTTCCCAACTTACTTCGGGAAACAGGGCGGTATCAAGTTTAATCCAATCAAGCATAGTTTTGGCTGGTTGCCAATATCCACACTCATCAATCTTTACGGGTCGTGCATTGAAAAGGCACAAATCACCGTCTTTGTCTCTTGTTACATACATAACTTATCCTTTATAAGTTTAATTTACTTAATATCTACTCAATAATTTGTAAAACATTCGTTTCTTCTCGATGTATTTAAGTCCGTTTCTGCGAAGTCCCCTTTTAGTCTTGGACACAATCATTTGACAACCTCTAACGCCAACATATATGAAACCCGAATGATGACTTTTAGCTTCTTTAAAGGCCCACCAAATCGCTTCACGACAATATCTGTAACTATCATTTTGAACACCTTCATAGCCTTTTCGCATTATGAAATGTCCAATTTCGTTAGCTTCTTCTTCTGAATAGCAAATTGTAAATATATTATTCATCTAATTCTCCTTTCTTTAGTTCCTCACAATGTAACTTATAAGCATGGGCAAACATTTTCAAAGTAACAGGCTCAAAAGCAAAGTCTGCTTGCTTGCCTTCTACTACAACTGAAACACATAAATCTCCATCACAGAAATCAATATATGCTACAGCATCATTTATCCCCTTTATAGAAACAGTTTGTGACTGTATAGTATCATTCATTGTTAATCTCCTTTCTTTCTAATTCGTTACCATTTGTACATTAATTTGAGTTATTTGCCTAGAATCTGCTTCATACACCTACGGAACTCTTTTATAGAGGCAGGATTCATATTTTTACTAAGCATGATTTGCGATATTTCAATCGGATTATACTTTCTGTATTCAACCGGAATCTTTCCATATACTCCGTATTCCAACATTGATCTTCTAATATCCATTGGGATTTTCAAAGTTTTCAAAGCCTTCTGCTGTTGTGGAACGGAATAGGGCTGATAATTACTGTCCCAATTTCCGAATACAGAAGTAACATAAAGAATCTTTTCTGCTAATCTTATTTTCATTTCTTTATCGGTTATTCGTTATCATTTGATTCAAGAAGAGGAATTGGCATCCAATGAGTTGTATCCCAACCGCTAATCGTTTCATAGGAATAATTATCACTCCAGAAATATGCATCGCTATTATCGTCTGTATCCAAAACTGCAAGCCTCACTGTACCATCTTTAAGCCTGATTAATACAGGATCTCCTAATTCCGGTAACCTGTCCTTTACGCTGATCCACGGAGATTGCTTTGATTGCCACTTGGCGCCAGCGATAAACGACTTATAACATTGATGGCGTCTTCCGTTAATAAATCCGGCACAAATAGAATCATCTTCACAAGTTGGGAAACCGTTTTGATGCTCTTTTACTGCTTCTTCTAATGTCTGTTTCATATTAATTTTCATCTAATTTTATCATATCTATTTTACTGACAGCCTTTAAGACTCTTAGAATGTCCTCCTGAAAGTCTATGACTTGTTGATTACGAACACTCTTCTTTAACTCTATTAGGGATAATTCCTGTATTCTTATCAAAGATGGAATGTCGTTAACCAACTCAAGTGTAATTTCTTTCTTCTTAGAATTTTTCATATTTCCTCCTTTCCTTTAAAGTGTTCGATTAGCTCTTCTACTGTAGCCTTATGATAATTGTCCACATTAAGGTCGTTAGGCATTCCGTAAAAGTCTATGCCCGATAATCCACCGTCAGAACCGCCTCGATATATACCCCAATCTCCTTTGTCATTAACAAAGAGTTGATTATGGTCTGTGTCATCTCTTAATGCGGCAATAGCAAGAAATAAATTTTCATTTGTCCCGCAATCAAGAAAATGTCCATATAATTCCTGCGAATAGGAGCAAGAGAAAACGGCTTCTCTCCCATGATATACTTTAATGTTGTCTCCAATAGCATTTAATCTTTCATTAGAAAGAAGTGGTCTAATCCCTAAACGTTTCAAAGACTCTCTTAATCTTTCAGTGTTTTTTCTAATAAAACATGGTGTTGTAAATCCCATAGTTAGTTCCTTTCTCTATTGTTATTCGTTATCATTTGATTCAAGAGGAGGAATTGGCATCCAATGGGTAGGGCGCACAATATTGCCACCATAGTCAATCCAAGTCTCTGTCTTAGGATTAAAATCACACACTCCACATCCGGGAGGATTCATCCTAACATCAAGCACTATGTACAGGTCATCATCTGTTTGCGGTAACCTGTTCTTTACGCTGATCCACGGAGTCACTGATTCTTCCTCCCAACTATCATCTTCGGTAAAAAGTAAATTTATAGCCCCCATCTGGTTTTTCTTATCCCAGAAAAATCCGCTTGACGATTTTACAAGTGTGTCAGATTGATACATAGCACCTGTTCGTTTATTCTTTATTCTCATGCTGTTCCTCCATCCGGATTTATAAATATTCTTTTAACTATATTATATCCTTGAGCTCCTTGTATAGCTGCTTCTTCTAATGTCTGTTTCATAATTTATTTTTTTAATTATTCATTTTGAAAATCATCAATCTCATATTCCCATTCCATTGCATCCGCTTCTCGAATATTATCACTAAGCCATTCTTTTGCGTTTTCAAGCTCATCATCCCATTCAGGTACATCACCACCTTCATCATAGGCTTTAGCTAATTCATTATAAACTTCATCAGGGACTTCAACATTTCCAAGTCCAACTCGATAAGTTACTTTGATTGTTAAATCTTTAATATTCTTCATATTTCCTCCTTTCTTCTAAATCTTCATCATCTATATCTAATACCAGCCCTCCATTAAGAACATGTTCCATCATCCCTTTAGATAGCTTCATTGTCTGTTCAAGTGTAGGTCTTTTCCACCTAAATACTCGAATGTAATCCGGCACATTCTTAAAGGACCTTGTATGTTGCATTAACCCACCACAACTACATCCAATAATAAAGGGAGTAACACCTTTGTCTGCGTATGTGGTAATTTTATTACGACCACATTTTTCACACTCATATAAATCATACGTTCCGCGACCATCGTATATTTTAGCATCTTCAATGGTTGATGCCATTTTTGTATATCTCTTTGTTATATCTTTTTTTTTGTCCATATCCGTATTATTATACGTTATTCAAATTCATCAAGTTCGTAAGAATCCTCGACGATTTCTTCTACTTCTTCTAGTAAGCTCTCTATTCGATCTTTCAAAATTTCGGTTTCACTCATATCTATAGTGTTATTCGTTAATTGGTAATTTCATAAAGCACATCCAATGAGTTTTAGATGCCTTTCCAGACTTATGCCCGAATAACGGCCGCTCATTGATTATCTCCAATATCCGTCTTACAGGAATACGAGTTTCGTTCCATTTAAAAATCAGTATTCCGTTCGGTTCAAGCACTCGCATACATTCGCTGAATCCCCTCTTTATATCTTCCTGCCATTTAAACCGTCGAAGCGTTCCATATTTTTGAGCCATATATGCACCCTCATTTGCATTATCAAGGTGTGGAGGATCAAAGACTACAAGTTTAAAAGAACTGTCCGAATATGGCATTGCTGTAAAGTCGGCAACCACATCAGGATGAACTTCCAACTTACGACCATCACATAAAACATATTCGGCATCACGAATATCTTGAAAGAGAACGTATGGATTCTTCTTGTCAAACCAAAACATTCGGCTTCCACAACAAGCGTCAAGTATTATTTTTTTGTTCATTATTGATTTGTTATCAATTAAAAATATGCGCAAATACACTCTTCTCGTCAGACAGCTCAAGCTCTAGCTGCGAAGGATAACTTTTGATGTAGTTGTAGAACGCGAACATCTTCTTGTCGTCGTCACCGCAGCGATCTATCAGCAGCTTGATGAAGGCAAGGAGACAGTCTGAGTCGTTTCCGAAGTTCTCCTGAGTAGAAAGCTGGGTCTTGTCTACATCTTGCTTCAGCCGGCGTATAGCTGCTATCGCCGTGTTGAAATTGTGCTTGGCATCGTAACGCAAATCATAGCCCTGTTTTTTCATTTCACTTCTCATGTCAAGGAGAAGAGTTTCTACGACATCTGTCAACACATACGTCAGGTTGAGAGTCGTATTAAGATTTGTTGTTCCTACTAACATAGTTGATTATACATTTTTCAATTCCACTTATGCGCCATGACTTATGAAATGGCTGCTTTGCTTTTGTATATAACTCGCAGCGTTTACATATTGGTTTCAGGTATCTTCCCTGATAATGAATACCGTTACAAATTACTGGATAACCTTGGATCATCATCTGTTCGGTTATTGGTTTTGTGATTTAGTAGGTAGATAACAGGCATAAGAATAGATTGAGTAAGCCTGTTGAGTACCACTTCTTTTTTTGTTAATTTTCTAATTGTTTTCATTGCTCTTATGTTTTTATTTATTTACAAACATTGACTTAGTCTTAAATCCAGACATTGCATTTACTATTTTCCCATAAAGAAATAAAGCGTTGGAACAATCGACTTCAAGACTAGAATTAGATGACTTTACAATATCACTTCTTAAATCTTGATTAGCGATAAGGAATGCTTCTTTTTGACTTATAGAATCAAAAGTTAATTGGACTGCAATAATTACTCGACAAGGAGCATTTAATTTACTAGCAAAATCCATAGCCGACAGTTCGTCATCAAAACTTTTTGGTTTATTGGGGCTATAAACTTTATAAATAAATCCCTTAAAATAAGAACAGTTTTTTAAACGTTTAATGTTGCTTGATTTCATAACTTATATAATTTTTGATTTACAGGTATAAAGTTACTTATTTTGCAGCTTGTAAACAAACGTTACTTTCCTTATTTGCAAGGCATTATAATTAATTAACCTGTTAATAATCAATTACTTCCTTCTACTATTCCCTGTAAGGGGAATGAGATTAAAACTCTTAAACCGGTCAACAAGTCGATCAGCAAAACGTTTTTTAAATTCTTCTGCATCAAGATTACTCGTTATGTGGTACATTTTACCAAATTGCTGATAAATCTCATATCTTGCATATAAAAATTCATCTATCACACTGTTAAGACTAGTGCCATAACTTTTCTGATTCTCTGTTTCCAGCCCAATATCGTTTAAACAGATATTAAACGGTTCCGGTTTAAATCCTTTCGATTGTCCTTCATTGAACGTATGTCGGTCAATATGACCATTCATCTTGTAATAGTTCATCATTTGAGTAACCGATAGATTTTCAAAAGTATTCGGATTATGAGTCAATCGTAAATAATCAGAAAAAATCTGCATCAGCATCGTTTTACCAGTACCGGGTTCTCCGACAAGTAGCAGGTTTTTATGGATTTTATAATCTTCATCTGGGAAAACCTGTTCTGCATATCGGCATCCATTGAAGTAGTAAAGCAGGAAAGACAACACTTTCGAGTTGTTTTCGTCTACTTCAAACTCTCTGAACTCACGCCCCATATAGT